CCCAATCGTCATAGGCTGACACCGCAGCCCTTCCCCACTCCTCAGGGGATCCTGATAGCGATAAGTCTTCTAATAAATACCCCTTGCCTTGTGCATCTCGGCCTACTACCATAATTCCCGTTTCTGCAGCGGCGTCACTTATCTCTTTAGCGGGATCGATAGCAACTACAATCCTTACAAAGTGAGGTAAGATGATAGGGGTTACACTATCCACAGGCCTTAGGCGAGTTTCCTCGATCATAGCCCTGTTCCAGAGTGCGCCGGGGGTATCATCCAACAGTTCAGCATTAAGCTCTTGTCTACCAATACGAGTACCCTCGTATTTCTCGATAACCGCTTTAACAAAGGGAGGTGCTAAGTTTAGTAGGTTCTCTCGGGTGTTACCCTTAGTAATAGCGGTATCCGATCTTAGGATTATATCCTTTAACAGCCGGATCGGTCTAGGAGTTGTAGTAACAATCTGCTTGGGATGTTGTCCCAATCGCAATCCGAACTGAAGATTGTCCCACGCCTCTTGGGCGTATCTCCACTTGCAAAGCTCGTCGCACCAGGCACCGTCGAACTGCGGACCACGAAGCGAGTCATAATCCTCAGCGGAGTAAAGGGTAGCAACAGCGCCGTTTGGCCAGGTAAGGCGTCTCTTAGAAGGCTCGTACTTAGGTCGGAAATCTCGTCTAGAACAGGCGAGGATCCCGCTCTCACCTTCCACCATAACGTCTCGAGCATCGGCGGAGTCTTCAGCAACAAGTGCAAGTCTTTTACACTGACCGCTCTCGACCCACTTAATAACTGTCTCTGCTCCGCATCTAGTCTTTCCGAAACCGCGACCTGCCAGAATAAGCCAGGTAGTCCAGTGTTCTCCATTATCAAGAAGGGGCTCGGGCTCAAGTTGGTTGGGTCTTGCCCAGAGCTCCCAGGTATGTAAGAGGTCATCTGCTTCCTCGTCGGTTAGATCATGGAGTTTATCAAGGTCTAAAGACTTAAGGTCTTCGTTACGCAGCTTTGTCCCGTCTACCTGAGCCATTCGCTCGGCGACGTTTGCTTCCTCGTTTTGGCTTAGCTGAACCCTCAGGGGCTGGGAGAAGGGGGGCTTCGGAATGTTTCTCATCCGATATTTCCGGGACTTCCTCATCTGGGGCCTGGAGAACCTTCCCTTCAGCCTGGAGCCTTGCAAGCTTATTGAGAAGTTTTGTTTTGCTGCCTTCGACACTAATTCCTCCACTCAGTTCAAGCTTACTTCCCCGATCAAACTTATCAGGACGGCGAGCTTTTAAGATCATAGCCATGAGAGCATCAGATTTCCTTAGTGCCCTCTCTGTGGCAGCATCTTCTATAAAGTCAGTTCCTTGTTCTTCAGCCTCATCCCAATCCTCAGCAAAGTTAGAGTCTGCCTGACGCCAGCTCTTAAACTGACGAGGAGTACCCCCCGCTGCCGCTGCCGCAAAGGATAAGGAGGATCCTACCGCTAACTGGTCAAGAAATAATTTCCTCCGTTTGAATGTGCGAACGAACTGAGACATAAGTAGTTGATCTCTTTTTAATAACTAACTATAATACGACAAGATCCCTTACAATAAGGATATACCGTAATGACGCAGGCAGAAAAATCGCATATAGACGATAAAGAGAAAGTAAATACTCAAGCCAGCCTATTTCCCGATGTTCCGGCCTTCAAGAACTTCGAGATGTTAATAGAGTTCATATTCGCGGGCAAGGCTAGGCTCAGCATTAAGTCACGAAAGACCCAAAAACATTTTACCTTTAGGATCTATCGAATATCCGATACTGATATATTTGCAGTTAGTTTTCTGGGGGGCAATGGCCACTACCACTATCTAGGATCTATCTTTGATCGGAAGGTATTTAACAAGACTAGAAAAACCTGTTCTTATTGCCTATACCACCCCGCCTTCGAAGCTTTCAAGTGGTTCTGGAAAAAGCTTAATGGCTATGGCAAGATACCTCAGGATGTTGAAGTGTACCATGAGAAAAGATGCGGGATGTGCGCTAGAAGACTAACAGACCCTGTTTCCATCCAAGAAGGCTATGGCCCTGAATGTAGAAATAAGCGGTTGCGTAGACCTTTTACTAGTGATAAAGGAAGATTATGAATATATTTGCAGTATCCCGTCATCCTCGAAAATGTGCTAGAGCCTTAGATGACAAGCGATTAAATAAGATGATCCTAGAGACCGCTCAAATACTATGCACTGTGATTAATGAGCAATCGGGTGAACAAGTAACCCCTTATCGAAGTAGCCATAAAAATCACCCTATCACTCTATGGGCATCAAGCAACGAAGACTTAGCCCCTATTAGGTGGCTATATCGGTTAGGCATTGCTTACGGGGAGGAAATAATCCACAGGCGGGATCGCAAGCATGCTTGTCATAAAGTCATTGAGGATCTTGCTGAGCGTTGGGTTTATCTCTCTATGATTGAGGAGGATTTAACCGAAGATCAGTTCTACAACGGTGCAAGACATAAGGGGTTAGGTATTGACTATAGCCATCTTCCCGTTTTTAAGGCTTATAGAAAATACCTCAATACTCGGTGGCCTGGGGATAAGCGTAAACCTGTATGGACTAATCGAAAGCCACCATCATGGAAACAGTAGCTACAAAAAAGGCTGACGGGAGAGAGGGGCCCGCCAGCCTCTTCAGTGTCCCTTCCGAAAGGGAGCAATCAGATCCGGGTACCGGACCGATCCGAGTCTGTATGGGTAGCATCGGTACCGTGGCCAGAAGCATCAGTTTGCAGACCATTGTTAGCGGCATTTGTAGTACCATGGGGAGCATCTGCATCCAGAGGAGTATCGGGGCCTTCATGGACTGCGGCCTCATCATTAACCGAAGGATCTTCCGCTTCTTCCTCGACTTCTTCCTCCGGGTCAGCAGGGTCTTGAGCTTTATCCTCAGCTACAGTATCCTCAGCTACAGTATCTTCCGCTTTGTCTTCAGCAGCTTCCTCAGCAGGGGCTCCATCTTCGGTAGCCTTATCGGCATCTGTTTGATTATTTTCTGTGGCATCGCCTTCGGCGGCAGCACCAGCAGTATTCTCTTGATTGAAAGTACTCATGGTATTCTCCTTAGTTTATCCTGTAATACCCCGGGGCATTGTCGGTTGTCTAACAATATCCCAATAAACCCAACTTGTCAAAGGATCATGTATGGCTAAAAAATCAGACAAAGACTGGCTGGGACCTCCGCCGACCGACGGACTAAAACCCCTAGCTATAGCAAAACCTGGGAAAAGGGGATGGCGATGGAAGAAGATACCACAGTCGCGGGAGGACAAGTTGCTTAGGCGGCGATGGGAAAAGAAGATGGCAAAAGCAGACAGAAAAGGAGAGTGGGGATTTAAGTGGGATCCCAAGAAAGAACTTAAGAAGATCCGAAAAAGACTTAAGAAAGGAAGATAAGATGAATGTAAGTATAGTAAAAGACAGTATAAGTGAAGCAGGTGTTAGAATAACCACTTTTCATCTAAGGTACTGGAGAGCAATCCACTCAGAGCTAATGACTCATAGGGTATTTAGTAGAAATGCTCGATCCTCGAGAGCAGTTCCGGTGGCAACACTATTAAGCGAAGACAAGTTTATCCCCCAGTTTGGTCTTAACAAGCCGGGGATGCAATCGACTGAGACTCCTAGCCCCGAGCTTCAAGCTAAATGGGAAAAAGAGTGGAACGAGCTTAGTGATATTACTCGGGAGTATGTTAAGGCTTGGGGAGAAGAGGGTATGCACAAACAGCATGCTAATAGGCCTCTTGAGTGGTTTGGGTGGATTGATGTCCTAGTTACTTCAACCTATTGGGATAATTTTTATGGACTACGTATCGATAGCTATGCCCAGCCGGAATTTGAAGAGTTAGCTACACTGATGCGGGCTGAGCAGAAGGGGTCTCATCCTCAATTACTCAAGCCCGGTCAATGGCATCTACCTTATATAACAGAAGATGACTTTAATCTATATCAACTCGAGCAGTTACAGAAACTATCAACTGCCCGGTGTGCTAGACTAAGTTATAGACCCTTTGATGGTCAGGATAGCTATGAAGCTGAGATGAGTAGGTATGAGAGGTTGGTAGTAAGTCAACCAGTCCATGCTTCCCCCGCAGAACATCAAGCAACTCCTCTAACCCAAGGGCAGGAAGGTAATACGGGTAATTTTCATGGATGGGTTCAGTACAGAAAGCTTCTTGACGATGAAGCTATTATGGAGAACTAGTTCTTATCATTCGTATTTGTAAATGAAGAAAATAGGGCCTCAAGGAGCGGTCTCCATGATCGCTTCTTGAGGAAGTGAATAACCTCTTGAGCGGATATTGCAAAGATAGCAGTAGTTAATGCTCTAGCATCACTATCGACTATACCTAAGTATCGAGTTGCTACCGATGCAACCAAGCCAATTAACCCTAATTGCATAAGATAACCAATAGTCTGAAGTAATGAGGGCATTCTTCCCTCGGCTAACATCCTACCGAAGTGAGCAACAGACCCAATAATCAAACCGGCAATGATAGCCCCATAGCCACCAAACAACTCTAGCATATACCTCATACTGAAACTCCTTAGTAGCTCCTATTTATACCTTCGGGGGATTTAAGAGAATACATAAGCGATTGACACGTTATAGGTTGAATGATAGTTATCTATAAAAGGAGATAATATGATGGCGCGTAAATGGAAAGGATTAAGAAAGTTAGCCGAGGAAGCAGGAGAGCTGGTAGTTGAATTGATGAAGCTCGATGCTTTTCCTACGGGCAACCATCCGGGACGTAAACGTAACGTGAAATTATCTGTTGAGGATGAGATAGCAGACGTGCTAGCAGCAGCAGAGTACTTTATAGACAGGCATAAACTAGACAGGACCCGTATAGAAAAACGAAAGTATGTAAAATACCGTAAATTCGTAGGCTGGTATGGTCAAATCAAGAAGCCTTCTGTAAAGCCTGTCAAGAAGACATCAAAAAAGTCGCCTAAGGCAAAGAAATCATCAAATAACGCATAGTTGCGTATAAAAACACCCAAAACACGCCTGAAACGTGCCCTGGGTCCCCAATTTCATACATTAGGTAAGTGATCGATAGTGCAATTTGTCGTTATCGATCATTAGAAGCAATTATAGCTGAATGTCGCGTTTCTTTACGCGCACTGTATAGATCACGCCACTTAATGAACTGCGCGTCCCTGTGTTCCTGTAAACAGAAACTATAATAAACACGATCATTACTTAAGAAGTAACCACAGGGTAGGTAATCGACCTGGGGTTCTACGCCTGATCCTCTAGGCCACAGTATCGATAGATAGTAAGGCCTTTTCCTATTCTCGTTAAGGATCCTACTTGCGGCGGCATCTAGCTTTAACTTTGATATCCAACCTAGGGAAGAAGGATGAGGTATTAACTCCTCTACTCCCGTCGACTTGTTAGGTGACGAGAGCGGAGGCTGCTTCTTAGGTGTTCTTTTTCTTTTACGGGGCAAAGGAGTAACTCCTAGTTAAGAGAGGGAGGAGCTTCGAGCTCAGGTAAAGACTTAAGCCAGTTTCGATACTGGAGTGTTTTAGTTGCTCCTTGATATCCTGATATCATATCAGCACCGGTTGATCGCTGCTCCCATAAAGTGATGCGGACGTTAGTCTTTAGTCGTTGAAGCCCTACAAGGCCTCCCATGACAGAGCCTATTGTTACTCCACATACGGTGAATTCTTGGCGGATCTCTTCGGGGTCTGCTCCTTTCCGGGGAGGCTGTTCCTCATCGACCTCAACAAAGCACCTAAAGCGAGAAACGGGGATAGCAGTATTTAACATGGCTTGGCATACTGCTAAAGCTACACCTAATTCCTCTATCCAAGCCTTGTCCCCGTCCGTCCACTCTTCAGAGTCTGGGCTCTTTTCCTGAAAGGCATTTCTACGCGAGTCACTTTCCGCTATCAATCGATTAATTGCTTCTACTGGTTGCATTGTCTTCTCCTTAGTCTAAAAACAGTGTTGCGAGGCGGTTAAGGTTTTGACCATCCTCTTCAAATACGCGAGTCTGCTCTTCAAGTATCTCGATCATGTCCTCCTCTTCAGGCTCCTCATTCTTCATACGAGATAGTAAATCACGAGAAGTAGTTACTCGCTGCTTTTGCATCTCTGAATGAGTTAGTAATATAGATGCTACTTGAAGCTTATCATCCGCATTGATCTTTAGAGCCTGAATTTCCATAACTATTCCTTTGTTGTTTGTAGGTCAATTATACAACAGTAAAGAAACCTAACAACTACTTTAATCTGTGATGTCCCAGCCGGGCCTTAGGTCAATAAAGTTGGGATGACGAGGCTTATCCTTCTCCCCTACCTTCTGTTTCTTGCACTTCATTATTGCGCGGGCTTCCACCAACTCATCTCTTTGAAGCCAGAAGGACTTTCTCTGCTCAGCCGTAAATCCTCCGCCAACTCGGATCTCGACTTTATCCTTGAGGGTAAGGCCGATGAAGCCTCCAAGTGTCCCTTTTGGCTTTTTCCCTTTTTTCGATGACGACCTTTTGAGCTTCCCTGTCTTTTCCCTCTTCGCTTCATTGGTATTCTCCATCTCTTCGTAGTAACCAATAATGATAGCTTCAAAATCTTCAAAAGGCTTTACCTTAAGCATCCCCTGTTGATTAAGAGTAGACTTACCTTGCTTATATTCTGCATCAGGATCCCGAGTAATAATACCTTCAAAACCTCTCTCCAGGCACTCCTTAATATATTCTTCCAAATCCCAAAGATTATAGATTAACCGATACTCTAATGCTCTGATCCGAGGATTACCTGAAAGTCTAACTAACAGAGGAACATTATTAAGCCGGTCTATATAAGATTGCTGAGGCTCAAAGGTATCAAAGGCATAAAGATACCAATCAGGATCACCTTCTCGAGAGGTTAATCCACTCGAGGTCCGCTGCAGAACGCCTTTAGTGTTATATGCTCCACAGACGGCTTCAGTGTCTAAGATGCCCCGGGAAGGTAAGATGCCCCGGGTCTGAGACATAAAAGACTTGTTGGGAAATTCTGATAGCCGCGAAGTGTTAGCCCTGTGGGATAGGATACACCTAAACCCATCAATCTTAGGCATAGCAATACAAGGAAATCTAACTAAGGTTAAGTCATCAACCTGGGCACCTTTCATAGGCCTCTTCATTTTTTCTTCCTAACGGGGATATAGACAGTTACGGGTTTATACCCTAAAGCTTCTGGGATCTGAAGACCTGCTCCTTGTTTACCGTTTAACCAGGCAGAGACTACCTGAGGAGCTATGTTATTTTCTCGAGCCCACTCTCCCAAGGTTCCTTCATCCTCTGCTGTTTTTCTTAATAGCTTCTTTAGCTTCCTCTCAGAGAGGGCTTTGGTAAGTCTGCTCATTTAATCTGCTCCGGGGGTTGGGGAGAACGTATTGCAGCCCTCCCCTAGTTGAGGCTAGTCACCAGTCTTAGTTTTTCCTGATTTACCTTTCGGCTTATCAGACTCAGTAGGCTTTTCCTCGGTCTTCTTGTCCTCAACCTTTTCCTGGGTCTTGGCCGGCTCTTCTGCAGCTTCTTCGGTAGCAGTATCATCACCCTGCTCAAAGTCAGACTCATTAGGCTGGATCTCATGGACCGTAAGGTCGGATGCGGACTCAACCTGAAAGGACTTCTCAGAGTTCCGGGAAACTCGAACTGAGGCTTCATTAATATCATGCCCCTGCTCTCCTTCAGTCTTCTCGGTAAGAGTTACCCGACAAGGCCAAGCTCGAGTCTTGATGGTTACAGTGGTAGTCATAGAAGATCTCCTTAAGCTATCGCGGAAATGCGACTATGAACACTAACGCGATTTAGTTAGAGTGTCAATATACCAAATACTAGAACAAAGAGCATGCCCATCGCACTGCGGTAACTAACCCTGTAGCATAACCCCAAAGAACAACTATGGCGATTAAACCTACTTCCAGATAAAACAGAGATTTACGGATCATTGCTGCATCCTTTTATCCATTTTCCTACTACTATACCCAGAAGTACTGAGACTCCTAGGTATAATATAACCCAAATTGGGCCGGGCATTAGAGCTCCTTTATCTCCACAGTCAAGGTCTTCGGAGCTTCATCCTTGAAGGCAGCTTTCTTGATATATAAAGACGGGATCGGCGCGGTGTCGTTACTGTCCTTATATACGTGAGTGCCCTTTGTTTCTCGGTCGTGGGTCATAGTTACCTTGAGTGCCATTGGTTTTCTCCTTGTTGGCGGTATCGATTAACAAGCTCATTATCGTATTATTAGTAGGTTATGTCAAATAACTTATTCTCTACAGCTCTTCCGCTACACCTCGGACATAAGAAACTGTAACCTCGACAATAACATAAGCCCGAGGACCGTGAGGAACCTTGTTGCGAGTTAAAGCCATCCACTTTTCCTTTATCTCCCCATAAGTAAACCCCGGCGGGGTAATAAAACCGTAGACAAGCAATAACCCATTGACCATAGCACCTTGAGGGGTATCATGGACACTGTTATTAAAGATCTCGTCTCTTTTAACGTCTTGAACTGCGTAAGGCATAAAGTCTCCTAATCATTAAGTCCCAAGCAGTGAGGACAGTGTTTCCAACTTGTTCTACCATGAGGACAGGGAAGTTCAGCTTGATTATTACTACCTAGGGCATTTAGCGTCTGATAGTAATACTCATGAAGGAACCCCCGGGGAGCATGGCCGCCTCGACGACTAAGCCACAGAGCTCTGCCGGATCTGCCGTTTCCATCGGTAAAGGGATGTAGGATCTCGTACTCAAGATGTTGCTTCCAAGGATCCTGCTCAGCTAAGATGATGGTAAGTCTAGATCGGATGTCGGGCCCGGAGGAGGGCGGGACATGACTACCGACCTGCACCCCGGGCACCGAAGTCTTGTCGCGGAATACCGCATCGGGTTGGAGCACCGCGACAAGTTTAACTAATGTGTCTATAGTAGGCGTAGAAGCTAGGAACTGAAGGTGGGCATCTACTTCTTGGCGGGTAATGCCTGTGATCCCTTCAATCCTGTTACTCTCGGTAACAAAGGCTTCAATCATACTCATAGTCATGTCCTTTCGATATAGCTATAAATAACAACTAATCGATCAGACGTCAATCACCACTTTCTCAACAGCCTGCTGCGTAGTTGACTTGAGCATCGTCGATTGCGTCTTGGGTGTCCGTAGCGTAGACAAGATGATACTTCCCGTCAGGGCGCCGGACTTTATACCTTGATGAGTCTCGGTTAGAAGGCTCTGACTCTACCTGGAATACGTCCCAATCCCCATGCTCATGAAGAACACCGTATCGAGGACAGTCGGCCTCATCACAAGAAGATAGCCTATTTAGTTTCTTACAGGTCTCCAAGTCCAGAAACCCGTGAATACAAGCAACCGCTTGCGCCCAGCCTAGCCAACGACCAGCCTTTCCGTCTGACATCTGCCCTTTCTCGACCTCATCGAGCATCCATAGAATGTGGCAAGGGTGAAGTCCACTATCGCAGCGTTTAGCCACAGGTATATGAGGGTGGACCTCTTCTCTCATAGCTTGGGCAGCTAGAATATAATTCATGTCTTGCTCCTTTAATAGTGGTGCGCCCGGCGGGACTCGAACCCGCGACCCTAGGGATAGAAGCCCCATGCTCTAATCCAGCTGAGCTACGGACGCAAATGGAGGACCGGATGGGGCTCGAACCCATGACCCGCTGATTAAGAGTCAGCTGCTCTACCTACTGAGCTACCGGTCCGTATTACTAATCCTAGTTTACAGTTCTCTCCGCGGGATTAACTTGTATGCCAACCTTCTCAAGCATATCAGCTATTCTCTTGAAGCTGACAGCTATTGAAGCTAGCGCCATAGCATGGACCTCTTCCGGGGGTATATCTTTGGGAGGAGCAACGTCCTCTAACTCATCTAATAAACTCATAATCCTAATTCCTTTCTTAGTAGCGGTCTTTATGTATTAATTCTATGTCCCTTCAATCCTCCCATAAACAGTTTGGGTTTCTGGGTCTACACATAGCTGGACGTCATTCTCCCAAGCATAGTCTTTAACTAGGCCTAATAGCCGGTTAAATAGGGTAGGATCAAACTCATCCTTCTCTTTAACGGTCTCTTCCAGTCTTTCAACCATCTCGTGAGACAGCGGGTAATGGGATCCGCCGCCTTCGGGGTTACCTCCAGACTCTTGAGGTGGCCTAATTTTTCTAGGAAGCTTAACTGTGGCAATCTCTTCATCCACAATTACCCTGCTTCGGCCTATACGGAAGGGTATGATGTCCTCGTCTTCGATAATTTTTATGGATACCCGATGGACGCCATCCGGGTACTCATGCCAATGAGGTCGCTTACCTTTAGTCTCCGGATAAAGTATAAAGCCCTCGGAAGACGGACTGTACTTTGCTCGTAGACCATCAGGGTGAAGAGCTACTAACTCCTTCGAGGTAGTCTCCACTCTTAGTACTCTGGATTTACCAAAGCCTATTCTTGTTTTACCTTTAGTCATAATAGTCTCCTTTCTTAGTAAGAGTGTTTAACAGTACATTAGGTAAAGAGCTATGTCGATACCTTTAATTCTCTGTTTGGATAATATGGCCGTCTGAGCCCACAGGTGCTAACTCGATAGGGCCTTCAAAGGAGACTGAGCGCTCGCCGTTTTTAATCTCGTTTGCCCGACACTCAAAAAGAAGGATAGCCTCTCTAAGGTGATCTACGATGCTGTCGTTAAGCTCATGGGGCTTCTCTTCGTTAAGTCTTTTAACCCTAGAAATGCAGGCTCTAAGTACCTCTTGAGTACTGGGTCCAGCAAAGGAAGAACAGTTATGTATCTCTCCGTCTAGGTAAAAGTGTAGACGAGTGGTACCGGGGAGCTTTAAGTTATCCAGCTCGTATAGATGACCCTTAACTAATTCTTTCATGATATCCTCAATAAGTTTCGTTAGTCTGTCAAACCCAATCCATACGAGATGGGACCAGGTGCAGGTATGACGTGGAGGATCCTATCTAAAGGACCCCCCGGTGTCAACAGTTATCTTGTCTCCTTGTTAGGCTTTTGCTTTAGCCTTGGTTGTTTTCTTTGCGGAGCGTTTCGCTGCACGTTCTAGCTTCGCGGCATATTTCTCATCAAACATGCTACGGACAGTGTCGCTCTGTGCAGCAGTGAAGATCCATGAGCTGTTACGGACATGCACTTCGTTCATCTCGATACGCAGCTTAGCGCGCATTTTCTTCGTGGTCAACGTAGATGAAGGGTCAGCCTTCAAGATGTCGTTATGGATGGATTTCAGTACGATGGTTGGTGTTTCAGTAGTCATGTCATTTATTCCTTTATGTTATCGGGAAAGCGTTATTGCCTTTCGATGTAGTCAGTATAGCAAGATAAGATGTAGTCGTCAACAGTTATCTTGCAATTATTTTAAGATAAGAGAGTTATTATTGATTGGGCATAACCGATTGCGATTGTCCCGCCGATGGATGTTACTTCGATATATAATAAGGCACGTTTCATTAGCATACGCCTCCGTCATTGCGACGTCTTACATACGCCTCATCTGCTTGTCGGCATATCAGGGGTTTGATTATCTTCCAGGCATCCATCTCAATATCGTCAAGATCATCCTCATGAGCTTCGATAAAATGCAGAGCAGCGGATAGATCATCATCGTCTTGTTCTATAAGGTTGGGTAATGTCATTGTCATGTCCTTTCGTTTAATTGATGTATCCATTATAGACAACGGCATGCGGATGTCAACAATAAAACGGATATAAATCCAAATTAATGGGGTTGGTATACACTAAGCTTAATGATACTGGCTGGTCCATCCGCCTTGTCCAATAAAGAGTACGGTTGGTCCAGCCAAGGATATGCCCACCTAGGTAGCTCTTCCTTCCACAGCGGTACAGCTGTTCGGTTAGCCTAGAAAAGATAGAGAGATGGTCCAACCAGCGACCCGTGCCTATACAGCTCTACATCTATATCCGCATATCTGGAGTTGGCCCACCCGTCTATACAGCTCTACCTATATCACTAAGCTTATTGGCATATATCTATTGACTTTATCGGCTGGCCCGGCTGGTATTTTTACGGTAAATCAGGCTATCCCATCCATATCTAGGCTTCTTTGTCTTGTACTCACCTGCGCGTGATTAGATGAAAAAGCCTCAGTAGTGAGAGATATTGCTCATTTATTATACCATGATTGACGTAGTGTTGATATAACTGTATAATGACCAATCTCAGACCATAATCGATCAATCGTAGTACTATTATTGAGCAAAGGCTATCACTATTGAGGCTTTTGGTGTTACGCGAAGGAAACCAAACCAATGGACAAGAAGACCAAGAAACGTATGATTATCCCACAACAGGAGCGGCTTTTGGATACAGATGAGTTCTACGCTTTAACGGACTTGCTATTCGAGACGTTCAAAGAAAACAACTCAGCTTGCGCTAGATCTTTAGGGATAAGCCGCAATACATGGAAACGATGGAACACTGCTCCGCCTACTTGGCCATGGTGGAACTTAATACTAAGGTTAGTGATAAAAGAGACGTTAGCAGGCATGACAACTAAACGAGGCATTAGCAGGAAGCACAGGAACAAGATCCTTGATGCGATGTCACGAATACCTGATAGCAGCGATATGTCAGTATCTATAGCTGATCTGTCCTATGAATACGCAGGAGCGGAAGCGCACTTACGTAGGTTATTGACTAAGGGCGGCATGTTCAAGAAGGACATAATGAAAGCGGCGAACGCAGGCGGCTACAGCAAAAAGGCCCTAGAACTTGCTTCTAAGACCTTGATGATAGTTAAAACCCAAGAGGGATATGGAAAGAAGAAAAAGTCGTTCTGGCGATTACCCGATCAAGACGATTAGAGTTCCGTGATTAGATGGGGCTTATACCTAAGCCTATATCCTTGGCTCTTTACCGTCTCGATCATGCGGTTTCCTATAAGGACTCGGATGCGATGTATGGACACAGGGATAGTATTAACCTCCTTGTCGAAGAACCGGCCAACGCACTCATTATAGATATCTTTAATAGATACGGGATCAGGTGCCCGCTTGCACAGATGAAGCAGGATCCTAAGTTGATGGCTAGGGATCTTATGCTCCGAGCTACGGATAACCACAGTCAGGCGGAGCAGATCAATATATGTAGCCTCATCGAGAAAGATAACAGCCTTCAGTGGTCTTTCCTTCCGCTCATAGTATCCTCGACAGCATCTACGCTCATGTTACAGCCGATCTCGACGTTACCCCTTACGAGCTTGTCATAGAAGTCGTAGGACTTTCCCGTCTCGATCATTGCGAGGAACTGGATACCTCCTATCATCTGAGACAATATAGCCATCTGCTCCTCAATCGGTATATCCGTATGATTAAGCAGGGCTTGCTTTACTTCCGCATGGAGTTCGCGGTGCTTTTGATCGGGCACTTTCTTCATAGCTTATCCTTCACGTCATTCCATCGACGGCCTACGAGCCTGTGGCGGTCAACAGCTTTTCTAGGTTTCTTATTCACATTAACTAATCGTTCAGCTTCAGTCCGAGAGCTTATACGTCTCACGAGCTTGCCTCGGAAGCGGATCTCATACTGTTGAGCCTTATCTTCTGAGCAATCTACCCAGACCATTGTCCGCTTTTTCTTCATCTGTCGGACAGGCTGAATAGTAAGCTTCATAGAAACCTCACAAAAGGGTCAATAGACCACTGTAACAAGCCTTGCATGATAGTAGGGCTAATCTTGCCTCTTTGCTTTAGTTGAGAATGGGCACGATCTCCCCAACGCTGGCGGTATTTGTTGTATCGACTTATCTGGCGCTTATCATCATAACAGCGACGGCCGCTGTAGTATCGACAGTACCAGTGAAACCAGCCGAGCGGGTCTATGTCGGCAATCCAACCACGCTTCATCCACTCATTATAGTCTAGTCCCGCATTAGTACCGAAGCAGTTATTAAGATTACTAAAGTCTTGCCGGTTACGTTTAGCCCGAGAGATAATACCGGGGAGCAAGCCAAGAAAGTCGTCATTATCAGCATTAGCAAAGTAATTACCCCCGAATACGCCAAGCCTCATCATACGGATAGGAGTATAATCGGGGCTAAACTCGGTGATCTTGCTGATTGACATGGGCACGAGTAACCTGGCCTGGGTGTGGTTTTCAGGCCTCATTTCCATCCTAACTCAGACGAGGCATTAGCAGGTAGGTATCCTATTTGGCGACCTTCAGCAACATATACTACAAGAGGAGGATCCTCATATCCTTCTTCCACAAATATCACGGTGCCTTCTTCTTCTTGACGAGTCCAGGCATCCCTTTGGCTGTCTGTAGCATCATCAAATTGGTGCTTAGTAATAGCTTGAGGAGATAGGGGCTGAATGATGTCTGAAATAGACCACTCAAAAGGCCAAGAAGGCTGGGTAGCTAACCTTACTTCAGCATCAGGATCACAGTCCTCAAGGTGAGCGATAAGTTCAGATACGTTCATGTCATTTACTCCTTAATGCGTTATTGCATTATTTCAGTATAGACAGTTATCAAGCCAAAACAACTCAATAACTCTCTATTACTCTCTTAATCGTCAAACTCATTCTCACGAGCAATTTGGTTAAAGATGGTATTCCTGCGATTGTCAGACATCCCTTGGTTCCATAGTTGGCGGAAGCTATCCATATTCTGATCGTGATCGGATCCCGTCTCCAGTAGACTTACCTTATTATCCCGTTTCCGCTCAAACCACCCTACGCCCTTAAGACTATCACTGTGGTATCGATACTCGTTGGACTCGAAAGCCGTATCTCTATTGCCTTCTTCCGTCGGTTTAACTTTGAAAGCCTGGATTACTTCCTTGGGTATTTCCACTTTACTTCTCCTTCTTCAGTTGAAACATTGGTCTTTTATCATCCTCCTGCTCAACGTGCAATGTCGAAGCATCAAGCAGTGATCTTAGTTGCGTCAGGGGCGCGTAAGGCCTTGATTGCGCGCTGACACTGTGCAACACGTCATCAATAGCGCGCTTCATGTCATCAGCATCGCCTCGGGCGATCCTTATGGTTCTACCCGTATAATCCCCTGTCTCGGGAAGACTGTCGATCCATGCGCCTAGCTCATTAAGAGTTTTACGGCCTGCACCGGGCGTTCTAAGGAAGTCGGGAGCAAAATTCTCGGGTGATGCTCGATATAGCTGTATGACTTCATCTAGAGTCATATCCCAAGCAAAGTTGGATATAGCCCCGATTAATCGAGTTGAAACGGGTTTACCGAAAGCCATCATCTCGGTGCGAAATTGTAGTTCCCTGTTCATTATCCCATCCTCTCCCAAACGATAGCAGTCAAGGCACGGGTTACAACGCGGTGGCTCGTAGTCCACAGTCGTTCTAGTGCTTCGTCTCCTTGATTAAACGTGCCTGAAGAAGGCTTAACAGTCTCCTCAGCAATCTGCTCAGCAAGATTGTTAATCTCCGTATCTTTAAGCAATTCCTTAATGCGCTCGACAAGTCTCTGTTGGTTATCCATCGAGAGGGTTACCTTTCTGAAATATATGCCACTGATTATTTGACCGGAAGTAGAACATCTGGCCACAGCAGGAGACGTCATCATCTACGCCTATATGGTATATGGGTTGATCGGGGTCAGCAGGATGCTGAGGGTCATTAAGGGCATTATCAATTTGGTCTCTTAATTGACGTAGTGTTAAAGTCGTCATGTTCTTATCCTTCGCGTTATTGCGTTTTGATAAAGGTATCTTAGAAGTAAAGACAAGATAGGTCAATACAAAAATTCTCAGTCACTCCATCCCTTCATTACTTCCTTAATCCTTTGGTGACATTTCTCAGGATCCTCATGATAGGATTGAGCATCGGTCCCGGAAGCCATGACAGCAACCACAAACCTCAGAGAACAATGCTCAATTCCCATCTCCCGAGCGACCCTACTATACAGCAAAGGACCCGGAACTCGTATACCATCCTGTGCAGCTCTACCCTTTGATTGGTCCATAGTCTTCGAGCAAGCGATCAAGGTACTCATCTTCGGTCTCGTGATCCCGCTTGGACTCTCCTGCATTATTCTCACAGTTACGGATAAATTTAACTTTATCAAAAGGCGGATCGTCTTCTCGTAGTCTAAGTCTCATGAACCTTCTACGCCTTCCTCCTTTATCGGTAAAGTAAGAATGGATGACATAGACGGACCCATCATCATCCGCCTCATATCGAAAGTGAAGTTCTCCTAGGGGAGGACTATTAGGTCTAGTCTTCTTGGCATCGGCAGCAAGCTGTATCCAATTCTTAAGTTCCTTAAGACTTGAAGGCTCATAAAGCGTAGGATGGTCAATCAGGTGACACGTCTCTACATCCCAGGTTGATTGTCTAGTAAGACTTAAAGTTGCAGTTCCCATTCTATACTCCAATGATTTTCTTGATTGCAGGGAGATCCTTAGGACCAAACGCCCATCCGTGATCGGGTTTATTGGTGCCTGAAGCTCGAAGAGCTGCGCGAGCATGAGTAGGTAAGACGTCGGTGCCTTCACAAAGCTTGGTCACTGTGATGTAGCCCTCGGGAATACTTGCCTTAGCTTTTTTAGGCTTACTAGACTTATCCGACGAAGGCTTAGGCTTACTAGGCTTAGCTTTTTCCTCTACGGGCTTAGCGTGTTTTTCTTCCCACTCGCCGTACTTAAATCTTACTGAGGGGCCTCGGTATTTAAGAGGAAGGATTAATCCAGTAAGAGGGGTATTCATAACGCGGTCCATCGCCTCACAAGTAATCTCCACCTTAAAGCCACAATCGAAGGTAATAACCTTGCCCTCACGGTTAAATTCCTTGTCCGCTATCATCCCCTCGATAAACAAGCGGGCTTCTTCGATCTCCGTAAAGATCGGAACATATATACGGGAGTCTTTGTCAGGCGGGCGATGTCCTCTGACGTAGACGGGATATCTTTTTTGATTAGTCATGTCGTTTCTCCTTCGCGTCATTGCGATAATTAGATAATAGACATTAATACAGAAGTATCAATGATTTTATTCTTATGAGAGTAAGTTTCTTCTCAGTTGCACCTTGCCGCCGTGGGCTCTGCCTTGAGAATAAGCGTCTGCGTTATTTACCTGAGCCCCAGAAGATCTACGCTTTACTAGCTTAACACCCAAGGTATCTTCAATATAAGCGGAGTTCCCCTCTTGTTCATCTTCTCGAAGGACAACTAAGGTATTCTGAGAACTGCTACTATCCTCGACCTGTGGAGCTCGTTCAGCATAATCCATCATCTCCTGACAACGCTCATGGACTCTATACCCTGCGCCCGTCATGAAGGATCGACCTCCCTTGGTAGCTCTAGCTTCCGTTTGAATAGACCTTAATACCATCATAGCTATAGCATGGCAAACCATGACGTTATGCTTCTCCCCTATAATGGTTACCTTGTGTTTTCTACCTTTGTAATCCAAGGGCTCGGAGTAAAAGTCACAGTAGTATATGGAGGATATCCCAGCTAGAACAGCAGTTGACCAAGGCCTGATCTGGACCTCCAGTGTGAGATGCCCCCGGTCTACTACGGCATCATCTCCGAGGTCGCTTCTTTGGATATTATACTTAAGCATTAGCTCATGGGCTTTGCGATTAAAGGCGTCAGCCTCAGCTTCGCCAACGGAGGTATCGCTAGCTTGAGCAAGCAAAGCCTCTATCTTTTTTCTAATGCTATCAAGGTTCTTGTTCATGTCTCTTCCTTCGTGTTGTTACGATATAAAGAAGATAGCATAAGGGACAACAAGCTTCAATAGCCCATTGTCCGCTTTATACTTATTTAAGAATTTCGATAATCTTGTCTTTAGCGGAGAGAGGAAATGTCCAACGGTCCTGACCCTTACTATGCAGCTTGGTAATCTTGTCCTCGTGCCGTCGCAACTTAGCCCGTGCTACCTTCGGATCAATGTCAAGCTCCCGAGCAATATCAGCAACAGAAATCTCATTCGGATTTTTCTCCTTAGGGGGAGGAGCATTTCTAGCTTTCCGCTTTTTCTCTATATGGGCCTTTTGTCGAGTCTTCTTGTCGGGCTTATCCTCAGCTTTAGGCTTAGTCTTTTTCTCAGCCTTCTTTGCGGCCTTTGCTTCCTCAGCCTCTTTTCTCCTATCGTCTCGGACAGACTGGCGGCAATTCCTAGCCATCTCGTCTTTCTCAGTACCTCTCGCAAGCCCGGATTTAACCTTAGTAACCTTCGGTTCCTGTGGAGGATCCTCTTTCTCTGGCGGGGTATTTACTGCCTTAGCTACTTCGGGATCATCCGTTTTGGGTTGAGTGTCTACGTTAGCACCCGGTAGAACATCGGTATGCCCTTGGGCTTCCAGTGCTTCAATGGTTTCATATAGTTTTGCTTTAGATGCCTTCCAAGATTTTAAGGGTTGTTTACCCGCATTTTCGCGTAGTCGATTAAGTTTAGCAAGATCTTCCGCCATAAGACTTCCTCTCAATTAAAAATAGTTGCATCAGGATCGATACAGCTATAACACTACCATAGCCATCAGATGGCGTCAATAGGCTTAATACTGAAAGGAGAATATAGGTTTATTCGTCGGGATCTTCTTCATGGAGTTCCCAGGTTAGGGTCTTGTTATTACCCTTTCCTCGCTTCTTCTTTTTGATGCTCATTTTAGAAGCAGCTCTCTCTAGCATCTTGGCACTAATACTTCGTTTCTCTGCCATCCTATACAGCTTGGCCTCATCAATAGCAGTTCCCGTGATTGTAGACTCTAGGAACTCCATGGCATCTTGGATACTGGTTCCTACCGTTCCCTTAGACCGTGCCTCCGATGAAGCATCCATGATCTGTTGAGCGTTAAGGTCCGTAAACCCATCCCATATAAACTCAGATCTATTTTTCTTCCTACCTTCAATCCTAAATCGGAGCCCGCGAGGAACAGGAGCAAGGTTATTCTTGGTCATTGCCATTACTCGAGTCTCGGTGTCCTCGGGATCAACTCCCACTGACATAACCATACGGGCAGTACCGGTAAAGCTGATCGATCCTTGTCCTCGATACATTGCAGGGCCTGAGCCTTTAGTAAGGTGACGAATAACAAGAACAGCACAATTAAAGTCTTTAGCAAGATCTCTAAATAAGTTCATTGCTTGAGTAGACTCTGAGCCTTTATGGGTATCAGCTTTACCAATATAGGCATTAAGAGTATCAAATACGATAAGTGCTGGTTTAATATCTTCAAGGTATTCATAGATCTCCTCAATAGCATCCTCATCATCGATACTAAAGGCTTGCTCGATAGGATAGTAGTTTCCTAAGTCATCAAACCCGTTATATGTCAATCGGACCTTTGTAACAGATGCTGCATTGTTTTCTATATCAAAATATACAACGGGGCCCTTAACCCTCTTTTGTCCTTTTCGAGGACAGGGAAGCTTTGACCCCTTAGCAATGGATCCTGCAACAATCATAGCTAAGTAGGACTTGCCTAGTCCAGGATCTCCCTCAAGTATCGATAGCTCCTTTCTAGCCAAGAAGGGATACCATACCCAGTCCGTTTCTTCTTCCTCAATGTCCTTCATTGCCTTAAAGATAAACCTTCCCTTAGGTTCCTTCTCATCCTCAGACTCCTCTTGGTCCGACTTCCTGTGTCTCTTATCAGCACCTTTAGGCTTTTCTCGAAACTGGTTTTCTATTACTTTCTGTAATTCTCGACGCAGTTGGCTTTCCTCAGTTCTTCGGCCAGCAAACTTATTCCAAGCAGACCTTTTAATAACAGCAAACGCTTCGTCGAGACTCATTCCTGCTTCTACGCAAGCATTCTCTAGCTTCCACAGCATCTCTGATCGGTCAGCTCTTCCCTTAACCCGTTTGGCAACAAGTTCTCTCCTGACCCACCTAGGTAGCTTGTCCTGGTATTGCTCAAACACCTCCGCCGCTGATAATATCTCGCCACCCTCTTCTTCTTCCTCTTCGGGAAGGTATTTCTCCATCTTCTTAACAGAGTACTTCGGTCCGTCGGTCCACAAGGGTCTTACTTTAGGTGCAGATTTATACTTAAAGTTCTTGGTCCCCGGAAACCTTAATACCTGAGTTAAGTCCCACCCCCCGTGGTCTGCCTCGACCATGTAAGTAAGTCTGCGGTTCATCGACTCGGTCATCGGGCCCTTTAGAACCCAGAGGCCGACAAACCTGCCGGGGGAAGACTCTATAGCTATAGTAGGCTTAGGCTTCATGTTCTTGGGATCAGCAAAGTCAAGGTCCGCCCACAGTAGGTTGGGTATTACCGCCTCGGACTTCTGTCTTACTCTTCTATTAAATCCATGAGGACAGAAGTAGATATCGCAATCATCATTGTCTCTTAAGAACTTCTTAATCTTCCCGAAGTCCTCAGGGGCAAAGAAATGATCCTTCCATTTTCCACCCCCGTCTTTAGTTGATATGCAGAAGAACTTCCCTGGTTGCTTCGACCATATATCTGTAATTAGCACTAAGCTTGCTCCCTTTTAATTCGCTCTACCTCAGCTACTGGGATAAGCTTCATTCTTCCTAATGTCTCTGCTTCGACAGTACCCCTGTGGATACGCTGCAACAAAGTCTTGTACTCAAGCCCGGTTTCAGCTGCAGCAGCTTTTACCGAATAGAAATCTTCTAGTCTTTTCACGAATAACCCCCGGTTGACAACGGCGTAGAACTCGGAATATAACGCTGTTTGTCGACTCAAGTCAACCGCGGAGTATTTCTATGATTGTAATTGAAGGTATGGATAATTCTGGTAAGAGTACATTGGCTCAATCAATGGCTTCTTATTTTAAGTTAATGGTGCAAGAAAGCGAAGGACCGCCACGTAGTGATGAAGAGATTAACGAGCGCGTTGATCGCTACGAAAACATGGAGGATCGCCTCTTTGTCAGGCACCCGGTTATATCTAATCAAATCTACGGAGCAGTAAGAGAAGAGGGAAACCCCATTACTCCTGGTCGACGTATTATTTTCTACGAGCAAGAGCCCACGCTTATATACTGTGATGCAGGCGATAGGGGCCTAGGGGGTCATGTCGAAAAGGACCATGATACCAAAGAACACCTTGAAGACGTTAATAATAACTATGCAGAGCTACTTGAGCTCTACCGTCTTTGGGCCTCAGAGCATGCTCACTTTATTTACCGTATCGGCGATGATATGGACCAGTTCATTGCTACTGTATATTTCTACGAGCAATATAAAAACGCCTAAATGAAAGGAAGATTATGAAACCCACCCACCAGCATGCTGACGGGGGCCTCTATCGCTATGAGGGTCCTCAGTCTGCGAAACACCCCGATAATAACGAATGGATTGCGGGTATCCAGTACGTAGGAGAAGACGGCAAGTCTCGATGGACTACTAAGTCTCGATGGGACAAGAGGTTCAAGCAACTACCGGAATTCGAGCCTGTGGACCAGCAACTGATAGACGCAACGGACGAAGAGGGTAATGTTATAGCCTCCTTTAGTTTTGAGGTGGAGCAGGCGGGTGACGTTAGGTATATGCTTATTAAGGCTGCAGAACTTTGTGAGAAGAAAGGGGATCACTATCTTGCTGCAGTAATCAAGTCTCAGTCTGAGATGGTTACACAAGGGCTTCATATTCGCTTTTCCGACTTCCCTGATATGATCGGGGATGTTAATGCCTTTCATGCTAAATTCGGCCAGGAGTATACAGGAAAGATCCGGATGCTTCCTCGGGACCTACACGAGTTTAGAACAAAGTTCCATGATGAGGAGACGGGCGAGTATTCACAGGAGTATGAGAACTTGGTGGACGCTGTTACTCGACAAGATCGCCGGGACATCATCAATGCTCTGGAACTTCAACTTGACGCCCTGGTGGATGCCGCTTGGGTAATACTAGGAACAGCGGACTTGCAATTCGGTAGACAGCCCTTTATCGAGGCTTGGAGAAGGGTGGTCACAGCTAATATGGCTAAGGTCAAAAAAGAAGTCGGTGTTAACCAGGGCACTGAAGACAGCGGCCGTGAAGAGAAGTATGATATTGTTAAGCCTGCCGGTTGGGTTGCACCGGATCACCGAGACCTAGTCCAAGATAATGGTATCTTTGATGAGCTGTTCGGTACTGTAGAGGAGAAAGCTGATGGCTAATCCCATTATGAAATTCTTTAGTCATGCCCACTTACCCGATCACCTGAAAAAGGTATCCCGTCCTGTAGCAGAGCTTGCTACTGAAATGGAGGAGACTCTCCCCGACGGCCCAGAAAAGTCAGCGGGCATGAGGAAGTTACTGGAGGCAAAGGACTGCTTTGTCCGTGCTCGATTAGAGGAAGATTAGTACCATGAAGAGTGAGTGGATTAAATTCTGTCTAAGGATGGCTAAAAGGGAGGCTGACCTATACAGCGGCTGTAGGAAAATTATCCAAGGCAAGTCTCATACCTTCTACGATCTATGGGATAAGGAGGACCCACTCACTCTAGAGGACTGTGGCTATACTAAGTCTAAGATGTCCCACTTGATGAGGGGATACTTCCATCAAGAGTCTATTGATGCCGCCTTAAAGCTATGGAAGCTAAGGAGAAGCAAAACCTCCTACGGCTCTGTGGGCTTTACCTGCTATAATCACTTTATGAAGAATGATGCTGTTAAGAAGTCTAAGAGAGCATCGGTGATGGGACCTTGTATCCAAGCGGTAACCATAACCCAGATAAAAGGATGCACAAAGGGAGGAAAAGCAGGATCCTATAGTATTGACGTGTTCTACCGGACAACCGAGCTACTTAAGAAATTCCCCGCAGACCTGGTCTTTATTCGAGAAGTACTGTTAAAGGACTTTGACTTTAGCAATATGGAATTCCAGGGGATGACTTGCCACTTTGCTAATATAACAGTCCATCCTCAGTACTTTGTTACTGCTATCCCTCATCTAAAGGATCCTCTAAAAGAGATGGATAAGATCCGAGACAAAGACCCCTATTTCTATAACTGGATAATAAAGTGGTCTGCTCGGTATCTCTGTGAAGAACACTATCGAGGCATCGCTAAGTTTGCTCAAGCTCTTAGGGTTAAAATGGATGCCGACAAAAGGATAAAAGGAAAGCCCCGTAAAAAACTTATCAAATACCTAAGAAAAAACCATCCCGGCCATACCAAGGCCTATGAAGATCCTGAAGGAGAACAAGAATGAGAACAGTAGAGTTTGATAGTTTTAATGCCGCAATCGACCAGGCGGCTATACAGCTCCAGCACCGAAGTAAACTGGTCCACAGTGCTCGTTGGCAGGGAGCTGACATTAGCAGTAAACCCGAGATGGCTACTCATGAGTTAACTCACGCTAGTTTTTCGGTGTCCTTGTCGGATGCTCGTACCGTTAATCCTGACCTTATACTTAGTCACTTAAGAAAGGACATAAGACCTAATTTACCTTGGGCGGATGACCACTTTGAGGAGAGAGTATGCGGAAGTCCTATTAACCCAGGAAGGGAGTGGGAAAATTGGCCTTTTGCTAAGTCTGCTTCTACCTTTTTAGATGAGCGGGGAAAGTTTAACCATAACTATATGGAGAGGTATTGGCCTAAGTTTGCTGGGGTAGTTAAGCATCCTACCCCCGACTATTCAGACCACGACGAGAGGTTAACTTATCTCGATAAACAGAAGGCGGATCAAGGCGGGATAAGTCCGCACCGGGGTATACTATATGATTATGGAGATTTGAATGACGTTATCCAACTTCTTGCTACCGATCCCTATACCCGCCAAGCTTATCTTCCAATGTGGTTTCCTGAGGACACCGGCGGGGGAAGCAAGCGCGCACCGTGCACTATTGGGTACCACTTCCTTATGCGAGATGGACTACTTGATATCAACTACCATATCCGAAGCTGCGATTTCGTTCGGCATTTCCGCGACGACCTCTACCTTACAGTCCGCCTCCTCCTGTGGGTCATCGACCAAGCAGCTAAAAGAGATAATAGATGGGCCGACGTTCGACCCGGTAAGTTTATCATGCAAATCGGCTCGCTCCATATCTTCAGAAATGATTACCAAATGCTATTCGGGAAGGCAAAGTAATGGGACGTATAAGTAGAGAGGTTATGTTTATGCAGATGGCAAGAGTAGCGTCTTGTCGATCCACTTGCTTTCGCCTAAACGTAGGAGCTATTATTACTCGCAACCACCGGCCCGTAAGCGTAGGATGGAACGGCGCACCTTCTGGCGATCCCCACTGTGCGGGAAACAGTTGCCCAGGGATAGTACCGGGCAAGTGCGGTACTCTTCATGCTGAAGCTAATGCCATAGACAACGCGATGGGGATAGAGGCTTGTGACGAAGGATGGAATTTATATGTTACCCACAGCCCGTGCGAGAGGTGTGCAGAAAAGATACGAGATTGCGGGACTATAAGTAAAGTATTCTTTGAAGTACCCTATCGGAAGCCCGATGCTTTATATATTCTCCAGAAAGCGGGAATAGCGGTTTACGAAGTTACTGCTGCAGGATATGTTATAGAATACTTTTCCCGAGAGGTAGTTGACCTTCCATGAGTAAAAAGAAGATAATGGTGATTGGTGAAAGTCCTCGAATTAACCCGAGGGCAAAATCCATCCTCTATGATGCTATGAATAGTGTCGGTATAGAAGAGGACGACTTTCGGTGGATAGATGTTCTCGAAGAAGCTCCTCCTGAGGGAAAGAACATTACTAAGACCATGATAAAGAATGCTAGGGAAGCATTTCTCCAAAAGGTAAATAAGAAAAAACCTGAGTACATTGTTCTATTGGGTAATACTCCTTGTCAGGCTCTTCTAGAACTTACCGGCATCAGAAAGCTCCGAGGGAAGCCTGTAGAAAAAGATGGTAGAATAGTACTACCCATCCTTCATCCCAACCAAGCCCTCCATGATGATAAGTGGATAGATATTATAGAAGGAGACCTGAGACGACTAAAGGAGTGTATGGAGTTTGGCGGGATCCCGGAGGAGAAAGAGCTTGACTTTGAGATTGTTGATACCGATAAAAAGGTAAAAGCTATGCTAAAGGACCTCTCAGGTACCGTTGCTATTGACCTTGAGACCAGTAGACTATACCCCTTCACTACTTTATTGGACGAGCTTGTTGCCTCCGGTCGTGCTTCACAGGATGCCATAAAGCAGCACAAGAGTACCCACAGCGGTAATCAGCCTCGAGTTGTAGCTATGCAGTTCGGTACTAGGAAGAAGCAATGGGTTGTTCCCATGGAGACTGCGGGCATTTGGAAAAAGGCTAAGCTAAAAAAGATTGTTAAGGCCTGCTCTCGAAAGTTAAAGAAGTGCTTCACAGTATTCCACAACGGGAAGTTCGACTGCCTGTGGATGCTTACTCGGTTCGGTGTTAAGTGGAAGATTGACTTCGATACCATGCTAGCCCACTATCTCTTGGATGAAAATGACAGGCACGGCTTAAAGTACTTAGCTCAGAAATACCTAGGAGCCCCTGATTGGGATATCGACGGTGGTGTAAAGAATTCCTGGTCCAATGCTAATGCCAAGTATGCTGCCCATGATGTTTTCTATACAAGAAAGCTAAGGTTTATTCTTAAGAAGATGCTCGAGGATGACTATGACGTTAAAAGGGTTCATGATAAGATAATGGTACCCTGTATCGAGATGTTTATAGAGGCGGAGCATAAGGGTGTTTATATAAACCTTGACAAGATGGATGATGCTGAGACCTATCTAAGAGAGGAGTTATCTACCGCCCTCAATAACCTTGAGAAGTGGTCGGGAAAAGCGAAGTTGGTAGATAAGAAAACAGGTAAAATAAACTGGGGGTCACCTAAGCAATTGGGGGATCTTCTTTTCAACGTACTAAAAATACCCAGTGTTGAAAAGACAGCAAGTGGAGCAGATAGTGTTAGCGAGTCCGTTTTACTCAGGATCGACCATCCCATGGTTGGCGATCTTCTCAAGTTCAGGGCTGCACAGAAGCAGCTCTCCTCATTCATCGAAGGTTGGCGACCTTACCTTGACACTGAAGGACGCCTCCATCCAGTATTCAAACTCCACGGTACCGTTACCGGGAGACTTAGTTGTGAGCATCCCAATCTACAACAGGTTCCCCGAGACCCGCGTATTAGAACGCTTATTACGGCCCCTGAAGGATGGACCATGGTCGAGATGGATCTCAGCCAGATCGAGCTGCGCGTTGCGGCAGAGTTGGCAGACGAGCACAATATGCTTCACGCCTTCAACACGGGAGTGGACGTTCACTGGCTCACTGCAATTAGAGAGATAGAACGCGGCGCAGGATATAAGAAAGAAATGATAAAAACTGTTAAGCGGGCATCGGGTAAAAAGATGTCTTATTCCGAAGCAGTCGAGTATATCCTTGAACTAGGCCCAGGCCCCGCCGAGAAGCTCATGAACCTGTGGAAAGAACTAAGGAAAAAGGCTAAAGCAATTAACTTCGGATATCTATACGGAATGTGGTGGAAGAAGTTTAAGATATATGCCCGAGACAACTATGGAGTTGATGTTACAGATGACCAAGCTCAGGCAAGTAGGGAAGCCTTCTTTGAACTCTACCCTAAGTTTCCTAAGTGGCACGAGAAGCAAAGAAGGTTTGCTCAGGTGAATGGCTACGTTAGGTCTCTGAGCGGTCGTAAACGTCGATTACCTAAAGCGATGGCGGGACGCGATAGCCCAGAGCGACGTGAGGCGCAACGTCAGGCGATTAATAGTCCTGTTCAATCGTTTGCTAACGAGTTAAACCTAATGGCAGCCTTACAGATGCGCGAGGAATTTAATGCTGACTGGTTCAGATTAGTAGGGACCGTTCATGACGCGGTACTTCTAGAAGTAAGGAATGATAAAGTAGAAGAAGTCTTCCATAGGGGACTTGAGATTATGGCGGCACCCGAGCTATTGAAAGTATTTGAAATTGAGCTTAGTGTACCGATTGAAGCAGAAGGCGAACTAGGCCCGTGGGGCGCAGGAAAGGATTTAGAAACATGGCTAAAAGCTCAAAACGACAACCAACCATTAAAGAAAAGCGAAATAGCAAGAGGCGTAAAAAGGGCAAGAAAACGAATGGAAAGCAAGAAAGCCGCGGCATAGGGGATAACCAAGGCCCGGAGCATAATCATAGTGAAGTTCTTACTTCCACAGGTGAGATTAATGTCAGTCAGTCTAAGGTCCGGGTGTATCGTCAGTGTCGGCGGATGTACCATAACAAGTTTGTACTGGGGCTAAGAAAGAAGAAGATCAAGCGGCCCTTTATGTTCGGTAGAATAGTGCACGAGTGTATAGAAGCCCAACTAGAGGGACAGGACTGGAAGAAAGTCCTAGAGGGGATTGAACTGGATAACAAGAAACTGTTTAGAAAAGAGGTAGAGATGTATGGGAATATCATAGAAGATATTTTCTACATCATGACCGACTACTTCCGTTATTGGAAGGGTGACTTTAAGGCGGTGAAGTTTGACGGAAGAAGAAGCGAGTTCGAGTTTAGGATAGAGCTCGATGACGGACTGTGGTTTACCGGTAGGATTGATACCATAGGAAAAGCTAAGAAGATGAGGTGGCTTGTAGAGCATAAGACCTTCGCTAGGATGCCGAGTGAAGATGACCGTTGGAGAAGCGTTCAAGCTGCAGTATACTTTAGAGCTATGGAACAGATGGGCTTCAAGAGGATCGACGGAGTTCTGTGGGACTATGTTAGTAGTAAGCCTCTAAATGTCCCAGGAATGACTACTAAGACAGGAAAGATATCTCAGGCTAGGATCGATAGTACTCCCAGCAGAGTTGCTGCTTGGCTAAAGGAAGAGGGCAAAAAGAAGAAGGATTATCCTAAGCTTGTCTCGGACACCAAAGGAAACCTGCGGAATAGGTTTATCCGGCTATACAGCCCGGTAAAGCCTCGAATAGTGGATAACATCTGGGATGACTTTGTTGATACTGCTAGAGAGATGAGAGACTTCCATGGTAAGAAAAAGGACCAGAACATCGGAAGGCATTGCTCCTGGTGCGACTATCAAGCACTATGTAAGGCTGAAGTGACCGGATCGGATGTTGACTGGTTGATTGAAAGAGAATATACTACTGAACCTGAAAAAAGGAATAATGACGATGGCGACGACCGTTCGGAAGAATAAGAAGAAAGACTCCAATAGAGCCCCGGGATCTAAGAGTATTGAGGAAGTTACCCACCGTAGCTCTACAGCTCTTTATGGCCGTAGCGGTTCGGGAAAAACCACCCTGTCTGCTACTTGGCCTAAGCCTATTCTATATCTTAATATCAGAGACAACGGTACAGACTCTATATCAGATGTCGAAGATATTGATGTAGTGGATATTGAGTCCGCTGATGACTTTCAAGAGCAGATCCTCTGGCTCCACAAGCAGGCTAATAGGGGTAAGCTAATCTACAAGACGGTTATTCTCGATACGATGACTCAGCTTCAGCAGATCCTTGTAGAGGAGATGGGAGTTAATAAGAAGCTAAGCGGTAAAGGCAAGAAAAGGGCCGGGGACTTCGGAACACTCACGAAACAGGACTGGGGACAGATAGCGGGAGATCTAAAGTCCGTTATTATGGATATCCGTAATCTTCCCGTAGAGTCTGTTTTTATAGCCCAGGAGAGGGTGTTTAACCTCGGTGACGAGGAGGATGATGGAGTAGATCAGCTTATGCCCGAGGTGGGAGCAAGACTAATGCCCTCCGTTAATTCCGACCTTTGCGCTAGCGTATCGATCATAGGAAATACCTTTGTTAGGATAAAGACCACGAAAAAGAAGGAGAAAGGTAAGCCTAGCAAAACTACCGTAGAAAAGATTTACTGTTTGAGGATAGGCCCTAACGAGGTCTATACTACAAAGATCAGAAAGCCGAAAGGGATCCAGGCTCCTGATTACATTGAGGATCCCACCTTCCGAAAGATTAAGAAGATCATGAAAGGAAAAGTTTAATGCCTCGTAAAAAGAAAAATGCCTCGGTAAAGGTCAATTTTAAGGGAGTAGAGTCTCGACAAACTCCCGAAGAAGGTGACTATAAACTAGAGGTTCTGGAGGCCGTATCCGGTCAGTCCAGTAAAGGAAACGACCAGATTGAGTTTACTCTAGAGATTGCCGAAGGCAAGTATAAGGGAAACAAGGTCTGGTTCTATTGCCCTCTCGCCGAGAACAGCCTGTGGAAGCTCCATGCCTTCCTCACTGCTCTGGGTATTGATGTCCCCGAAGATGAGATGGACATTGACTTGTCTGAACTTGTCGGAGAAGAAGTAATGGGTGTTCTTACTCATGAAACCTATCAAGGCAAGAAGAGTGCTAAGATGACTGACTTCGACAGCATAGATAATTATGATGGTGAAGACGTCGAAGAGGATGAAGACGAGGAAGAGGATGAAAAGCCTAAGAAAGGCAAGAAGTCTAAATCCAAGAAATCCTCAAAGAAGTCCAAGAAAGCTAAGGACGAAGACGAGGATGAAGACGAGGATGAAGAGGAAGAAGCTCCTAAAAAGAAGTCTAAGTCCAAGAAGAAATCCAAGAAGAAAAAGGCTAAAACCTATTCTGAAGATGATATCGAGGATATGGATGAGGACGAGCTCGAAGAAGTCATCGACGAGCATGACTTGGATGTTGACCTCGACGACTTTAAGAAACTCGGTAAGAAGCAGGCTGCTGTTATCGATGCTCTTGAGGACGAAGATCTTATCGAAGACTAAGTTAGCCCTCGGGTCGTACTAGGGCGGAGAAGGCGGCATCTTCGGGTGTCGCCTTTTCTTTTGGGAGTTCTTATGGCTAAGAAAAAAGAAACAAGGCTCCAGCAAAGGATCCGTAAAAAGTTAAAAAGAGAGGTAGGCGGAAAGTGGTGGAAAGTCCACGGGTCTGCTTTCCAAGAAGCAGGTCAGCCTGACCTAGATGGAGTTGTTGATGGTATCTCGTTTAAGTTCGAAGTCAAGATCCCTCTCGAAGGAAAGCCTAGCGAACTTCAACTCGAGACTCTCCATGAGTGGAGGGAAGAGGGAAGCATCGCCTGTATCGTGGAAACGCCTGAGCAAGCGATATCCCTGGTTAAAGCTTCTAAGAAAGCATCAAAAAAAGGGTACCGAGGCGATCGTCTCTACAAGTGGATTTGCCGCACTCTTCGCACAGCGCACGGGGAAGACATGGGTTACGGGCGCAGTACTAACCGTGGAAAAAAGGTCAAGCCAAGACGTTCTACTCGTTGGGCCCAAGACCAACTTAAAGAGCACTTGGGTAAAATTCCTAAACGAAAAACTACCTTGGTACTCGGTGCACCATGATCTAGCATCCTATGATGCTCACCGAAAGAAATACCCAAAGAAGTTTAGAGTACTGCTTCTTAATCCTGAGGCTGTTACTCCTATCCGGGATAAGCTTAAAAGAAGAAAGTGGGACTGGTTTATCTGGGATGAGGCACAGAGACTCAAGAACCGGACCTCGCAGTCATCTCGAGACGCTTCTATGATTGCACAGGCTGCGAACCGTAGACTTGCTCTAACAGGAACGCCCATGGACCTAGATCCTAAAGACCTGTGGGCAATCATGAGGTTTATAGACAGGTCGGTATTAGGGGATAAATGGAAAGACTTTGAGGCTAAGTTCTTACAAGAACCTACTATAGATCTTACTAAAAAGATGGGGATGATACAACGCAAGAAGCTAATGCTAGCTTATCAGATAGCTAAACGTAAAGCACCTATGAGAGAAGACATGATAGATGAGTATGCTAAGCTCATCAGTCCTCACGTCATGAGAATATCTAAAGAAGATGCAGGCATCGATCCTGCTCGGGTAAAGGTGGTAGAGCTTAAGCTTGACCCACAGGAGGAGAGGAGGTATAGAAAGCTTGAGAGAACCATGGTAGTAAAACATGGCGGCAAGACTATCAAGACGCCTCTAAAGATTACTCAGATAGGTAAGCTTCAGCAACTTACTGGGGGCTACATAAAAGACGAGGACGGAGAAGTACACTGGGTGGGAACAACTAAAAGAAGAAAGCTAAAAAGGTTAATCAGAAGAAAAGCTAAAGGGCAGCCTTTTGTAGTATTCTGTAAGTATGTCTGGGAGGTTCACATGATCGCCCGTGTTCTTGAGCGTATGGGACTAGGACAGGGAGCAAAGCTCTGGGGTAAAGTAAAGGATATAAAAACAGACCCCCGAAGAACTAATATGCTACTTGCTTTCCAAGAAGGGAAGTATCCCTGGATGGTATGCCAGCAAAGGACAGGGGGTGTAGGGGTAGACCTTTACTATGCTAGGAAGTTTTTTGTTTACTCTATGGGTCATTCCTATATAGATTATGACCAGATGCTAAGTAGAGGCGATTTCTTAGACCAGGATAGCAGAGCAGATTTTTTCCTACTAGCAGTGCAATCGTCTATTGACACCGACATCATAGCTAGTGTAAAAAGAAAGAAGTCGATTACAGAACAGTTCTATGATCGATTAAATTCTAACCACCCACCAACAAAGGGACATTTACCAATGGCTAAGAAAGATAAAAAAGAGAAGGCTCCTGAGAAGGAAGCAGCACCAGAATTTAAGTACGGTGTAGAAGACATCGCTGACGAGCTGGGCATTAAGCCTGCATCTGTTCGCGTTCAGCTTCGGAATAACGATATCGAAAAAGCTGGCAAGTCGTATGGCTGGAACAGCAAGAAAGAACTTGCTGAGGTTATCGACACCATCCGTTCTGATAAGGATGATGAAGACGAGGACGAAGCACCTAAGAAAAAGAAGAAGAAAAAGAAGTCTAAGAAGTCTGACGACTAGACTTCAATCCCCCGGCCCCTTAAAGCGTCCAGCCCTTAGTTGTGTTGGGCGCTTTTTGGTGGCTATCATGGTTGATTGCTAGTCCTTATATCGATCACTGTGCCAGGAGCAGTCCTGAGTGACCTGAGTTAACCTGACGCCTACTATAACCGTGTATTATCATGCTGTTTAAGCTGCCCATTGACGAAAAGGTAAATGGGAAGTATTATATTCCGGTATTTACTATTCGGGATTTGATTATGACACCTAATCGGGAACAGGAGCTTGAGGACGAGATCGAGCTATTAAACCAGAAGCTAAAGGCTCTTACCGGAACAAGCCAAGAACTAGGTACCATTATGGCCATAGGTCATGGTATGACACAGAGACTAGCCTTGATCCTGATGATCCTAGTTAAACGAGCTCCCGGCGTTGTATCTAAATCCACCTTCCACTCTTTAGTATATGGCCATGATGAGGACGGTGGGCCTGAGCCCAAGATATTCTCAGTCCATATAGGTAGACTAAGAAGTTTACTAAAGAGGGTTAATTGTCCAGGAAAGGTAGACACCGTCTGGAATGCTGGGTACCGTGCTAACCCTGAGCTTGTTAAGTGGGTTAAAGACTTATATGATAGGGACATACCTAAGGAGAAGTCAGATGATGGGTAAAGTGCTTTTTAAGTTTCTAGGATTTGATGTAAGTATCTTCAAGATACTGATGGGAGTAGGAGGAGCAGTAGCCTTATGGTTTGTGTATGATAGCATAACCGATCACTTCCAACATATTAAAGACCTGGAAACAGAAAATGATAGGCTCGGAACTAAGGTAACTCGAGTAGAAGGCCAGCGGGATGCAGTAATTGACTTAAATAAAGACAATGCTAAAGCTGCTGAGTTGGAGGAGGAAGTCCGAGACAACAATCAAGAAATAGCAACCGCTGAACGAGCCGCGGCAAGAGAAAGAGCTCAGACTTACCAGGAGATTAGAAATGCAATTACTAGCCAACCTGAAGCATCAGACTCTCGTCAAGAACAGCCCGTTGCTCCTGTTATTAGCGATACCCTTGGCCGCCTGTGGAACAACACGGACTCCCCCGCCGGAAGTCAAGGTAGTAACCAAAACGAGGATGGTATTCGCTGAGCCTGATCCCGCTCTAAGGGAATGTCTTGAGAGGCTTCCCAAACGTCAAATTAATAATGATGAAGATATTGCTAACCTTATTAACGACGCCTTTGAGGTTGGCGATGACTGTCGGTCAAAGCTCGGTGCTACCTGGAAAAGCATAGACGAGACTAGAGCTACAGTCGAAGCCTTTAATCGGGATCAATCAAGGCGGGAGGAATAAAACCATGATTACTGAACTTTTCTTAGTTGGATCAACTGCCTTTTGGGTCTTGTTGGCATTCGGCTTTCTTCTGTTGTCCACAGCTGCTTCTCGAGGGCACTGGGGGCTTCCGGCTTTCTGTACCGTAATACTCGGGGCATTGTTCTTTGGATTTACAGACCTATCGTCTCATAGTTCTTCTTGGGATCCTCTACAGCTCTTCCTAGGGTTAGTCATCTACCTACTAGCAGGGTCAGTATGGTCTTTATATAAGTGGTTAAAGCTTACTCAAGAGATTAGGCTGAGGATTGAAGGAATAAAGAACGACTATACCGATGATGCTTCAATGAGAGCCTACGGTCTTCGTGACCACTTTGTTCCCAATGACATCGGGTCTACCGCTCCCATGACTATTCCTCCTACGCCAGGAGAATTCCATTCACGTATTACAGGATGGATTGCTTTTTGGCCTGCCTGCATGACATCCGGAATATTTTGTAATGTTCTACCCTGGCTATGGAGTTTGATATCAGGTATCTTTAGTTTCGTAGCCAAGAAACTAAGGTCAATAATGGACAGGATAAGCAATAGCTCCTTTGAGGACTATCAGCCTCTCGAAAAGAAAGAAGACTAATGGACCCCTATAAAGTATTGGGGATAAAGAAGACAGCTACGGCAAAGGGGATAAAGTCTGCTTACCGTAAGCTGTCTTCTGTTCATCACCCTGACAAGCCCTCGGGAAATGAAGACAAGTTTAAGGAATTGTCTGAAGCTTACAAGGTCTTGAAGGATCCTAAACGCCGAGAGCGATATGATACCACAGGTAGAACCTCCGAGTCCAAAGCTACCCCTGATCGCATCCGAGCTTTTATACAGACTACGGTAAGAACCTTGGTGGAAGCAGTCAGGCAAGACGGGACTAGCGATGACCCCGTATTCGAGAATATCAAGGATAAGGTAATAATGAGTCTCTTGGGGGCAAGAACCCAGATAAAGAATGATATGTTTAACTCTCAAAGGAAACTAGAGAGAACTCAAAGATTAATAGAGAGATTTAAGCTAAAGGAGACGGACACGTTCGATCCCGTTCAAGACTCCTTGGTAAGTGAGAAGAAGCGGATACAGTCCGAGCTTGAAGCTCAAGAAGATGCTCTAGAATTAAGTATGGCTGTGGAGAAGGTATTAAAGACCTACGATTATGAAGTCGGCCCCGGACCGGAGGGACAGTCAAGCCCGGGACCAACACGCCGCCGCAGCGGACCTCTTTTCGTGACCTTCCAGGGCTAGTCGCCATCCCCTTCAGTAGTCACCTCAGCACCGTCTTTACTAACCTTTAGGGATGTTCTACCCACAGGTCCTCCGATGGTTAAAGCTATAATAACTATCAGCATCCCGATGATACATCCTGCTAGTCCCCACCCGAGGATGGATAACTGTTGGCCTTGTAAGGCTTCCTGCCACCCTCCCCTCCATATAATATAGACTAGAATAATGCTCAGGATCCCGCAGAACATTCCTGCAGCAGACATGAGCTTGACCATCAATGCCCGCTGACCTTCCTTAAAGGTTGAGGCGGGAGGTCTACTCATAAAGACGTTATGAAGGAAGGTAGTTATACCCACCCATATACGTTTCAGTCTTTCCATTACCTTCTCCTCTTTTCTTTCCTCTTCAGGGGACAGACTCCAAAGACCGCCATGGGGGACATCCGGCCACTAAGGCCCAGAGCAACCCACCGACGATACCGGATCTCAAAGTGGAGGTGGGCATCCTTGCCCCTCATTCCTCGGGCATTACCGCTGTCTCCAGTTTTACCCACTTGTTGACCTACCTTTACCTTGTCTCCCTTCTTTACGGAGACACTAGATAGGTGAGAATAAAAAGCAAACAAGGTATCCTGGTCACCGTCATCATCAAAATCAAACTGGAAGCGTATTAATACCTGAAGGCCGTAAGCACCGGCGTTACGAACACCGACCACAGTACCGTCGGCGATAGCATAGCAGGGAGTTCCTATAGGGGCTGAGAAGTCCCATCCCTGATGGGGTCGAGGCTTACCGTTGCGGCGCCTTCGCACCATGCCAAAAGTGTTGTTTATGACGCCCCGACGGATGACGTTCTCATCCAAGGGCCAATCGATGGGGTAATTAATAGTCATGGTATTCTCCTTAGTTATGCCGGGATAAAGCTTATTCCAGAAAGACTCGTAAATGCGGTATTACCCGACTGCATTATCACATTACCGCTAGAGTCTACATCTATTCTACCTGCTCCGCCTCCGTTAGCTGTAGTAAACATCAAAGTATCCGCAGGCCTGTATCCAGACAGCAGAGTAAATAAGGTAACACCGCTAGTCGAGGATCCTCCGGGTGCCTGTATTAGTCCTTCGATATGGACTATCCCGGCAGCGTCTTTGAAATACCTTGCTCCGCCAAACCCCGCACCATAGTTAATCCAGGGAGAATTAAGAGTGGGTATCAGAGCATCCGTGGAGTCTATCGCAGTTCCCGTTAGCTTAGTTTCCATCTCATCATAGATAGCATTCTTAGTGGGAACTTCTAGGCTAGTATCCCAGGATCCCGAGTAAGCTTCGTCCGCTACAGTTAGGTATCCCGTTACTCGTCCGTCGCCCGTAACACTAAGTTCTTCCGATCCTGAGTTCGATCCGATCCTGAGTTGCCCTTGGAAATAGTTTATACAGTCGTCGTCTATAAAGATACCGTATCTTGTTCCTATAATAGCTCCAGCGGTCACTTGGTAATCGCCATGAAATAGATAAGAGTTAGTTATAGTCCCACTATTATGGTCTACTATGGCGTTGACAGCTTGAGCGCTAGTAACACTAGGAGAATTTGTTCCCGTCTCGACTTCTGAGTAACTACCTCTCAAGATACCTACGGGGCTGATATTAGTGCCCGCAGTAACAGCTCTACTCCATGAGCCGTAAGCATTACTTATTGTTCCATTAGTTCTACAATCTACGATAGCTGTAAAGTGGCCGGCATAGATATTTCCTACTAGACCCTCATTGTTCTGAGCGTAACAGATTTGTCGGGTACCGTAAGCTTGGGTATTTCTGCCGCCAGCCTCATTATTAGCCGCATAGGTTATCCCATATTGCCCTGTAACATTATAGGTCGGTCCTTCTGCGTCGGTGATCTGCTGAAGTCCGTAGATAGTCTGTCTCGAACCGCTAGTTTGATCCATCCCTGTGGCGGTGGACCTGACATTTATCTCCTGGCCTACATGAGTTCGATTACTAGTAAAGCTCTCAGTGCCCGTAACATCCATGTCAAGTAAGAAACCATCGAGGTGTTGATCCCCTTCAGTCAAGTCTACATTCATCGATTGAGAGGTATTATCTCCCGCATCTCTTAAGACAACATCAGCACTAGATACCTTTTCGCTATCAAGCTCAGCTAATGCCCCTTGAACATCGGTAGCTTCTAGGTTGCCGGTGGGAGTAAAGTCTACAATACCTGCGGTGAGATCTAACCATCCTACATTGTAATCTGCGCCGTCTACCTTAAGTAGTATCTGTCCCTCATCGCCTCCGGAAGGGAAGGCTGCTTGAGAAGATGCTTTTTCGCTATCAAGCTCCACAAGGGCAGCTTGGACATCTGTTGCCTCTAGGTTACCGGCCGGAGTAAAGGCAGTGGTCCCCGCTGTTAAGCTAGCCCAAGTAAACTCGAAGTCGTTATTCGAGAACTTCTTGAGCACCTGCTGGCTACTTCCTCCTGCGGGAATAGGAACCGAGGCGTAAGGTAGGTTATCCCATTCCGTAGAGCCATCCCCGTACTTAATCCTTCGGGTATCGGTTTCGATAGCAGGCTCAGCTAGCCGTAAAGTGGGGTTTACTGAGGACCAGTTGCCCGAAGTATCTCGCCTTATTAAAAATGTGACCTTAGTTGCCATTTGCATCACCGCCGTCATATACTATATCTTGGCCTGTAGGAGTAAAGCTATACTCAGTAACTGTTGAAATGTCTTGTAGTCCTTGGCCAAACTGGTTAAAAGAAACAAACTTAACATAGAGCATATTGCCTATGTAAGCTTCCGGTAGGGGGATCCTTTCGACTGCGCTGTCCAGTCTTGTATAAGCATCTCCTGAGGCATGAGCAGCTGTCTCGGTTGTTGATTGACCCCTATACAGGTTAGTAAGATCATACTCGCTTGTAGCAGTAAGTATAGCGGTTTCGTATGAGAAGATCTCATCATTAACTACTGCTCGAGTAACTCCCGCCTCGGCATCCGCTGCACTTACACTGAGCATAGTCCCCCTAGACTCAGTAAGGTCAACCGAAGCGGTATTAACGGTATCGGGATTAGCCAAGTTGTAATCGGGTAAAGCAGCAGACAGCTCCCCTTGAGTAGCAGGCTGATTAATAGTACCAAGCTGACTGTAGCTAGTCTGATCTGTGGATACCCATACCTGTGCTCCCCCCCAGTTTTCTCCTGACCCCGAGGCTGCTACCCATATCTCCGGAACTTGGTCAGTTAGATCCAAGGGTGCTTCAAGGATAAGAGGAGTATTAACATCGGGGGCAGGAGTTCCCTGGTTAATGGGATTATTCGATACTTGCTGCTTAGGAAAGGCCGTGGGTGCTCCCAATCCTTCTACCAAGTCCTCGGCAGTAAAGGATAGGTTACCGCTCTCATCTTCTTCAAGGTCAACAATCCTTACAGGGTATCTGTCTAGCCCTAGCTTAACGTCCGTTAAAGTAACTACATCTTGGGGCTCTAGCAGACAATACTCCCAGGACAGCATGAAGGTATACTCATTACGGATATATAACTTACGCTGGAGCATCAGCTGCCCCGATAGGGAGGCAATATCAACCTCGCAAATCTCGTTTGCGGTAAGAGTATTTCCCACCCTGTTCCCATACAGCTGTATAGCACTCTCGTCTCGGATCTCCACAGGGAGCACGGAGTACTGGTTGTCTCGGTCCTTTATCTCTAGTCTTAATATGTTGTCTGTATTGCTCACATCTATTCGGTTGATCTTTATGGGATCATCGTCACTTGCTACGAAGTCTTCATCTGTTAAGTCATACAAGGGAGCAGTGGAAGCATTCCAGGTAATCCCGTTACCTGTTACGCTCTCTTCTGCGTAGGGGATAAATTTTAATACCTTGTCTGACCAAACAACAGTAGAATTAGTAAAGTCAAGCCACCTCTGAATGATATCAGCACCGGTCTCCTGACTAACTAATGCTGGAGATATACCGAAGCCCATAGCTTTACAATAGGTCTGGTAGGATCCGTCACCGTCTTCTCCTAGTAGGTGCCTTTCGCTGATATAAGCCTCGGGGAAATAAGCTCCAAACTGGGGATTAGTTAAAAGTTCTTCGATACAGAGTGCTACATCAGCATCATCACTGTTAACTATTCCCGTTAAGGATCCCGCTAACCTTCCCACCGTCTCAAAGTTATGATTACGGATGGAAGCTGCATCGGTAAGACCGTAGTCATTTGCAGCAACATAACACAGGCCGTTGTAAGACAGCGCGCTGTCCGGGTAGTTGGTTACTAAGTAAGGCCAAGGATCCTGAGGGTTTTCTCCTGAGAACAATGTAAGGCCTTCTTCGGATAAGGTGGTTTCCGTTCGATCTGCCCAAGTCCTAGGAATACTAGATACCACTCCTTCACATACTCCCAAGATAACATCAGCAGTATAGCTGTAACTAGTTGTCTCAACAGAGCCACCCTTACCTCCCTGACTCTCCTTAGTGGTAATAGTGGTAAAGTTGTCATACCAGATGATATTGGGAGCAAGGGTATTAGTACCCATAAGAATGGGAACCGCCAAACTATTTGTGGAAGTCTGAACCTGTAAGCCAGTATACTGAGGTTTGCTATTACTGTTCCCGCTTTTGGGAAGTAGGATGCTCATGCTTCATCTCCCCATAAAGTATATACCTTGTGTTCTCTGTCCTCAAATCTTCCCTTAGTTGCGTCTTGTTCCAGTACCCCTATCCCGGTAAAGGCATGGATAATGATCGGCCACTTAACTATGATTGCACCGTGGGCAAAGCACCTACCCCACTTGAATAGGACAAAGTTACCCGTCTGCCTGTCCTTAGTCTCTTCAGCGTGGTCAAGTACTGTAGACATATACCTCTCTTCGCCTCGATGTAGATGCCAATCAATAGGATAGTGCCCGGGGTCTACTTCGGGTATTAATCCACAGGCATGATAAACCTCGGCGGGGAGCATAGCACAATCTACTCCTGCACCCTTAATTCTCCCATGGGGATGATAAGGAGTTGAGAGCCAAGTCCGAGCCTCAGCTACTACTTTATGTCTTTCTATATTGCTCATTAGATTGCTGTCTCCGGTGGCGGTACAAAAGGCCATCCTCTAAAGTTTCGAGTATTCCTATACTTAGGGCATCCTTGAGCACCGTCATAGGTATGGTCACAACCGGGGCTTATGATAAAACTGTCATTTATCGAGGGAGTATGAGGGAAGGGGAATATCACCTCGACGCCTGAGGTCGATGATGAGCGCACCGGACGCGATTGTCCTATGTTATCACCTGAAGTAAAGCGCAAAATGCCTTGAGCGAAATAATCAGGATCCTGAGCATTAGCCCAGACTATGGATCTTCGAGTTGAAGTTCCTGATACCACCGCATTAACTTCGAAGAGCTCGCGGTTAAGGCCACAGCCCTGGTCGAAGAGAGTATGTAGGCAGCTTGCCTGGTATAGGTTTCGAGGCATGTCTACGTCTAATAGACTAAGGTCGGATTTCACCTTTACTCTTGCTGCTGTTCTCCCCACCTCCTCGACATTTGATACTCTTCCCGAGAAGAGGTTAATAGCCCCTACTGCCGCATTGGGATCACCGGGCCTAGACGGCCAAGTGTCAGGATCAAAGAATGCCCTATCCTGCTCAAATCTCGCCCCGTCAAGTAGACCATCCTTAATAGCTTCTAAGAAGGGAACTCCCTGGATAGTTACTGTGTCATTGGAGTAGATAGTTATAGTCTGCTCATCTACTTTTAGCCCTCTCTGGAGCCGGTACTGTAATCCTTCTATGATTAATCCCGAAGAAGAGTACAGATGGTTACCTACTTGGACATCAGCATCAGAGTCAGTATAGAAGTAGGTCTCGCCTGTGGGATTGTTTAGAGCGATAGCCGCTAGAGTCCCGATATCCGCCCCGAACTGAGTAATCATGGTAAAGCAGTTAGCAAAGGGAAGTCTGGTGTTGTTTCGCAGCAAGGCTATAAGTTGAGGAGTAGCATATCTCATTTTAATAATCCACGCTCTTCAGAGTAACGTCTCTGAGTTGATATAGGTTATACATAAACTGCTCATAGTCCTGTGCGTCTGAGCCGAACCGGCAAATATAATAGTAGCTGAAGGTTGCGGTAACCAGAACGCCGTTACCAGGAGGGTTATTAAAGACTATGATATTTGGAGCAGAGAATGAATAGTCAGCGGGGTCCACCGCCACGCCGTCAAGAAAGATATTATTGATTTGGTTAAGGTGGCCAACAGCCTCATAGTAACTCGGACCCGTATTTCTACCCAGAATAAAGACAGTGTTAGTACCGTTCCCCGCTCCTATTCCACCATTAATAACGGAATGGTCATTGGGATCCATAAACAAGAAATAGTCGTAGGATCCTCTAGCCTTTAAGAACAGGCCCTCAATGTCAGTAAGCTCCGTATGACCATTTTGATTTCTAAGAAGGTCGTAGCTAAGACCGAACTCGTAGTAACACTGGGTCATGTTAATGGATGAGGCTTCCCTCTGACTCTCGCCTGACCTTAACTGCACCGTAAACATAGGCTTACGGTATACAGACCAGGATCGACCTATAAGCTGGGGAAATACAGGGATAGTCATGGCTTCACCGATACAAAATGACATCTTCTAAGACTATGAAAGTGGTTCATAAACTCCTCGAAACTCTGAGTATCTTCATAGAACCTACAAACAAAGTAGTAAGAAAAGGTAGCGGTGATAACAGCATCCTCCGCCGGCGCGGTATTAAACAACACCTGTGGCCAAGTATCGTTATACCAGATAGTATAGGTCCCCGGGTCTTGAAGAACTCCATTAGCATAGACTCCTGATACCGTATTAATAGCCCCCACCGGTTCTTCGTAGGGACCGATTGACCTAACTAAAGTAAAGTTCCTTCTAAAGCCGGTACCTGTTCCTAAGAATTGAGCAGTTACTTGCTTATTCTCAGGATCCTCGAAGATAAATCGATTACCTCGCCCCTTACGGGATTGAAAGAAGCTAAGCATGGTTTGGTAAGTCTGGCTTTCATCACTCTTTAATCCCTCATAACGTAGTTCAAACTCCCACAGGGGGTATACTGCTCGGGGTGACCTTATCTCCTTCCCCGAGGTATGAGCAGATACTAGCGTGTTAAACTCAGGACTTCGGGTTACTTCCCATCCCAGTTGTATGAGATTAGGAAATTCTGGATATACGGGAGCAGGGGTAACCTCAGCATAGGTAGGCCAGTCATCTTCATTATAGACCCAGCCGTCTCTACAAACTTGAGGCCTTGCCCAAACTAAAGCCTTAGGATAGTCTTTTTCCTCCTTTGCTACCCATATAGCCTGGTCAATCTTATCCCAGATAAAGGTAGTCGCGGGAAGAAGGTTAAAGCCGGAAAAGTACTGACAATCAGACAAGGGGTATCCCAGTGCCTGTATCGGTACATCCAAATCACTTCTCTGTTGGGTGAAGTTACCGAACTCAATAACCTCGTAGTCTTCAACCTGTATAAAGTCCCAAGCAGGAGAGGCCCAATCCTCGGCGGGGAAGTCCACTAGGTTAAGCATAGGGGATAGGGGGTTACTTACAGTAGGAGTATAGAAAAGCACAGTACATAGAGTTCCGGGATAAGCTGCCTTAACCTCGTCTCTTAACCACAAGGTTGCTGACCCTAATTTTCTTCTTATCCATGTGAGATAAGCTACCTGATCAGCGTCATCCTCGTACTCATCAAAAATCGTCTGAAGGAAAGGAGTGGGAACCGGTAACCCGGTGTCCGATAAGTACTCAGCCTGAACAAAGGGATCATAGAAACAAGGACCGTTATCATTAAAGCCCCCTGGCCACCACCAAGGCTCCCCTACCTGGTATCCTGTTGTAGCTCCTGCATCCACTCCTAGCTTTACAAACTCGACTGCTACGTCCCTTAAGTAGTTCATCCCATCAACTGAACTAGGAGAAACAAAACTAGAGCTGGGTGTCCACCCTGACTCTGAGATATCTCCCTTGTAGTCATACTGACACCACTCATAAGGAACAAACTGATTAAGTAGCTCAAAGGAAACGGACATAATAACTCCGATACCTTCAGCATCAAGCCTCTCACAGAAGTCAGTTACCCACAGACTTGAAGGGGTGTTGATCGTGTCTTTGGCTGTATCGATCTTGAACCTAGCTTCTCCGCTGTCATAGGTAAGGGATAAGAACTGAGTAAAACCTACATAGAGAGTAACATCTCCCCTGTAACCGAGATTTACAATCTGGTCAACTACCCTAGCAGGGGTAAGGGGGTAACTGTCAGCATAGCCGTCGGCGATCTCCAAGTCGTGAGCAGCAAGACCTGCATCATTATACCCTACTGTGGAGTTTGAACCCGTAACAGTTATATTAGTCATATCTGCGGTAAAGGCAAGGTCCGCAATGGGGGTACTAGGACCCAAAGGTCCATTATAGCCAGGCGGTACCCATCCTATGAAGATATTATCGATAAAGTCCCAAGGAACGGTCTCGTCAGCTAACACTCCCGCCATGGCAGTATTAAAGTCTATCGAGAAAGAAGCATTACGGCCCGAGGGACTTCCCGAGGTAATAAAGTTCTCTAGGTAGACAAAATACGCTTTACCGCTCATATCTGTAACTGTCATGGTTAGTCGGTTTGCAGACTCGTTAATCACAGGACAGGCAGTGTAGACTAGGTCAAAGCTGAGAACACAGTTCCGCCAATCCACGTTCTGTTGGTAGCTAAATAAGGGATGACCAAACTTATCCTTAGACCTCCAAAATAGTCCTACCAAGTCGGTAGTTGACCGAAGGATGCCTTCTACGTGAAAACTATCGGATCCCGTCGTAGTGATAGTTGCGATAGCGGAAAGGTTAAAGTCAACATCCCAGAATATCGGATCAAATCTCTCAATCGTAGTATTAAAGGTAGAAGGCTGTTGGGGGACTAAGTAGCTCATAGGTCACTAAACTCTCTGTTTCTATAAGCATTCTTCATAACCTTTACTAGGGTAGAAGCTTGCTTCTCTACCTCGGATTTAGTCATGCCTTTTGCTGCATAGAAGTTAACGGGAGGAACTGAGGATCCTGCTGGCGCTAAGTCCGTACTACCTGCCTTAGAAGATACCGATGTTTCTCGGGATAACGATAGGACTTGGTCTGAGTTACGAGGTCCTATTCCCGCGATAGAAGCACGGAGAGGCGAAGCAATATGAGCGGGAAGAACCATCTCATCTTTGTGGAGTTCCGTCATCTGCCCGTCGTAAGGAACCCTTTCTTGTCCTCCTCGAGCGGACACAAGGGCACCGAAGCCCAGCACGGCGGCAAGGGCAAGAGCCGCAGCAGCGGGCGCAGCTACTGGTCCGATAAAGGGAATAACGACAGTCGATTTGTAAGCACCCGCTGCGGCGGCAGCAGCACTAGTACCGATCTCTGCAGTACCCGCTGCCGCAGTTGCTGCCGTGGAGGCTCCCGCACCGGTCACAGCAGCTGCTGTTTTTATTCCTTCGGATGCAAGTTTAGCCCCAGTAGTTGCTGCGATAACACCCGTCTCGGTAGCAGCTCCTGCAACCTTTGCTCCTGTCTGGATACCTTCATTAGTAAGAACGATCCCTGTTCGACTAGCCTCGGCAGCCGCTTGAGTAGCAGTTCTTGCTGTCTCTCCTGTGGTGGTTACTGCCGTAAGGCCTAGCTGTCTTAGGGCCCAATCCTCTAACATCTTAAGGCCCATGTCAAAGAACTTAAATACAATTTGGTCAGCAATTCCCACCATAAGGTCTCGCCAACTCTGGGTTCGGTTCCACATACCTTGGAAGGCGCTGCTTAGGGACTGCACTAGCGAAGAGCTAACATCGCTCCACTTGTCTATTACAAGCTGAGCAGACTCATTCTGGAGTCGATTAACTTCCCTTGCGTAATCAGCTTGACCCAGTTGACGTTGGGCAAGGTGCTCGGCTTCAAGAAGCTCAAGGTCTGAATTAAGTCTTGCCCGAGTCTCTACTGGTAAGTGCTCAAGAGCTAATTGGTCTCGGATCGACTTAACTCGGAGCTGGAACATCCTCTCTTCATGGGCTGCTTGAAGGGCAAACTGTTTTTCTAGGATCTGAGCTTTTTGAGCAAGTTCCTGTTCTGGAGTAATAAACCTATTAGCAGCATTAAAGGAGACATTGTCTTCTTCAGTGCCTAGAGAAACACTGGACTTGTCTGCCCGGGAATTAGCTTCTATCTCAGCTAGTCTTGTTCTTTGCTCAATACCTTCCTGAGCCTGAGCAGCAAGTTCTTTCTGGTGTTGCCTTTCAAGTTTTATCTTATCCCGTTGGGCTCTAATGGTTTCTCGAGACTCTTTGCCATAGAAATCAGTTAGAAGAGCAATCTTCTTGTCTTGGATCTTAATCTGTTCGGCAATATCATTCTGAGCAAGCTCCTGCTCAAAGTCAAGGGCGGATAGCTGATCCTCAAGCCTTTCTTTGAGCAAGTCTTCCATAGCTTTACGGAATTCCTCGGCGGCCTTGAGCTTATCGTCCGCGGCCTTAGCAGTTGCATTAGCAGATGCCTTTACCCTTGCTCCATTAGGGGGAGCCTCGACATGGAGGTGGTCCCTATGCTGATGTTTACCCGCTTTGATAAAGGTTATACGGTTGTTTCGGCCGTCATACCTCTTCCCGTTCCACAGCACAGTGAAGCCCATCTTTTGGTAATCGGTAGCAAGTTTATCAAGTCGAGCCTTAGCCTCAGGAACATCCGCATCTATCCCGGCTACCGCATTGATGTCCACTGCGCGGCCCTGCTGGTGACCTGCACCTTTACTTACTCCGTTTCTTCCGATCCGACCGACCCTAAAGCCCCTTGCCTTGGCAATGGCGGCAGCATTGTTAATGTCTCCTACGGGATCTCCTGTCCGGGCATTACTACTACTAGAGCTATTACTGGATTGGGCGTTCTCCGCAGCTTTCCTTCTACGTATAGCCCGAACCAGGTCCTGTTCTAGTCGGATCTCATCTTGCCGAGTCTTACTGGAAGCTTCAAATCGACGTAAAGCAGCAGCCTCTTCTTCTTCATAGGCTTGAGTTATCCTAGCAGAGCTATCAGTAGCAGCCTCCGCTTGCCTTTGAATAATCTCAACTCTATGCTGAGCAGCATTATCCTCAGCTAGTGCTACCGCCTCCTGTGCAGCTTTCTGTTCTTTCTTAGCTGCAGTAAGTTTCCCCTGTAGCCTAGTAAGTTCTCCGTAATAGGTTAAGGTCGCTTGTTGGTCACCTGCTAGGGGTTCTCCAAAACGAGTATGCTGATTAAGGGCTGCCTGAGCATCAGCCACCTTCTTAATTGCGGCAGCCTCGCGACTCTTAGCATTAGCTAGGTTGGATGCTGTTTGGATGCCTTGAAGCCTTATCGCCTCAGCATTATTAACGTTGGCTTCCTTCTGTTCTTTGTTATATTCTCGCAGAGCCTCGGTTAATTTCTTTAGACTTGCCTTTCTTACGTCTTCAGCCTTCGCTAGATCGAGAGTTTGGTCTTTAGCTTTCTTAGTAGCTTTATCGGTATCCTTAGTCTTATCTAACAGCAAACCCAAAAGAAGAGTAACACCGATGATAGCAGCACCGAAAGGACCAGCCATAAAGGCAGCAACTTTACCGATGGTTCCACCAAGCCCCGACAACGCGAAAGCTGTCTGACCACCCTGCTGGGCTAAGATAACTAGAGGGTTAATTCCTGAGGCTAAAGACGCGGTAACGTCTTGAGCTTGGAAACCTAACTGGACCATAGTAGTATTCATCCGGCCCATATTTCTTATATTAACGTCCTGTTGGGCTTTGGCTTGTTTCTGGATCTTAGTCCATTCACCCGTTTGTAGCTTGTTTTGAAGTAACAAAGAAGTAGCCTGTTGCATAACCTCATTGTACCGAGCCTGTGCAGCAAACGCGGGATCGATAGATGCTCTTAATTGGTTTACAGCATTAGCTTGCTGACGCTCAGCCTGTGCAAGCCTACGGGTCTCTTCCGCAGCAAGTCTAGACTGTTCTTTTGCAACTTGTTCTGCTCTGGCCTTTTCTTTTGATGCAGCAACTGCAGCGGCTGCTGACTCTTTAGCTGCTCTCCCTTCCTCAGAAGCCTTTGTTCTTGCTAGTAGGATGGATCGGTTGGCAGCATTCTCTGCAGCCTGCTTTGCTCGATTGGCAGCATTCTCTGCAGCCCTAGCTGTTCTAGCACTCCCCGCCTCTGCAGCTCTAGCTGCCGCATCAATAGCACGTTGAGCAGCATTAGCTGCAGCGGCCGTTGCTCTGCGAGCATCGTTCTCCAGCTGTTTAATACTACGGGAGGTTTCAATCGACCCGGCTCGGGCTCTTGAGTTACTGGGATTAGATATACTTGCAACAGCTCTCTGAGCAGCCTGAGCTGACTGACGAGCAATCCTTGCGGACAAGGCAATAGCCGCCTGTTCTTTCTTCTGCGCTGCCTCCACAGCAGCTGCTGCGCGTTTTGCTTCAATAATACGTGCGGCTGCAGCTTCTCGAGCGGCAATCTGCTCAGCTTGGGCTTTAGCCCGGGTTGCTGTTACCTCCTCTTGCTTTAGCCTCTTAGCCTCAGCAGCTGCTGCTTTACCCGCTGCGCTATTTCTTGTGATGGATGCAACCTGTTGATCTAGGGCCTGCTTAGCTGCTCGAGCTCCCGCTGCATACTCTTCTTGGCCTATTCGGCCAGCATCAAGTAGTCTTTTGTTTTCTTCTAGGGTCCTGTTATACTTTTCAGTAGCAGCAAAAGTGGGATCAATAGCTGTCTTTAACCGACGGAAAGAAGCATCTAGCTCCTTAGCCTCTTTGCTGACACCCCCGATGGCAACCTTGGATCTCTTAGACCCTTGTTCAACCCCGGTAGGATCAGACCTGATATTAATATCTACTGTGTTCTCATCAGCCATTACTGGATCATCCCGCCATTACCTTGAAACATCCTAGCTAACTCATTAAGGTCTCCCGTATTAGCTAAGGTGTTTGAGCCTTTGTCCTTCCTAGAATTCTTGTCCTTTATTAAACCCAGATATCCCGCCACAGCAATGTAGACAGGAGGTCCATTGTCCATCCACCAATCAACCATAGAATAGTATTTCGGTAATGTCCAGTTCTTTGCTACGCCGTCCCAGCTTCCTCCTTCGCATCCTGCGGCAACGAGCTCTGCGATGTATCTACTGCAGTCTCCGTCGAATGGCTCGTTGTTTCCAGGCCCGGAACTGCTCCTTCCTCCCCCTCAGCTGGCTGTAACCCCGCTTCTTCGATGATCTGCTCAACAGCTTTCCTAGCCTCGACAATTTCCTTGGCTTTAAGCTGTTTCTTCAAGAACCTTGTTACGGAGCTAAAGATCAAGTCCTCATCGTCCTTGTCACCATCCTCGGGAAACCCGAACTTCAAGGGATCAAAGTCCTCTTTCTCCATTAAGCCCGCAGCTACTATTCGTAGTGCGGCTGAGGGGCCTTTCATGGGATGTTGAGATATCATAGCTTCTTCGATAAAGGGCCATGCCCGTTCGACTGCTAGAAAATTCATTTCGGGGATAGTATAATCTTCCCCGCCTATTCGTACTTTAGCCATAGGATGTCCCTCCGTTAGCTGTTAAAAGGCGGGTGACCACCTAAGAGCAGTCACCCGTTAGTCTTATGCGCCCCCGGTAATGGACGTGGTAGTAATCCGGCCAATGTTATTAGCAGCATTAGCATGAGCCATACCACTCATCTCGCCGATCAAGTAATCGTCTTGCTTTAGAGGCAAGGAAAGCTTGTCAGAAACATTGCTATACAGGATGAGACTGAATGTCTTGCCGTCGTAAACCTGAGACAGAACAAGCTGGAACTTGGGAGTAGATCCCATCAACTGGTTATTGATCTCATAGCTACCACCGCTAGAGGGAGACTCATACATATAATTAAACAACAAGCTTGCATCCGCTTGAGCTGCATCAAAGGTATAGATACCCCCAGCAGTTACAGAATACAGTCCTGGGCCTTCAGACCCAGCTTCCACTTGCTTAAGGGGAAGACCCGACGTAGCATAATAGACTCCCAGATCCATGTGGAAATTGGAGGCGTTAGCTACAGTTACTGTATAAGGACCGGGAGTAGACGGGACATCAAGTGCCTCGTTCAAAGCCTGGACCAACTCATTGTTCTCGGTCGTATTTCCGCCGAAGAAGATCTGGTTATAGAATTCTACATCGACGTTACCCGAGTTAGCTTTCCATTCTACCTTAGTCTTACCTCGGGCAGTATCCAGCGCAAACTGGTATTGACCATAGAGTTCTTTGATATCACCAGAAAAGTCTACAGAGACATCCTGGAGAGCACCAAAACGAAGGGGGGCACCACCTCCCACGGGCGTCGAAAAGAGCTGCCCGGTGCCGAAGACGAATTGACTCATTACTTCAAGCTCCTATATTAAGTTTAACCCATCTGGAACCATTTCCAGTTTCACCAGGTCTCCCCAGGGTAGATGAAATATTACACTCCATTATGGGACCAACAGTTTAATGGGAATGACCATCATTCCCTGGTCGTCGATATCCCCAGGATCCTTGAATATCTTACCCTGAATATGGCAATGATGGACAAGTCCCCCTAGAGTATTCCTTCGATCAAGATAACCGGGATCATTAGGGAGAGGACTTAAAGCCTTCCGTATTCCCCCGAGTATTAAGTTATTCTCCACAGCTCCGATAGCCTTCTTATCCTTGCCTATCGCCTGATATACAATCCAATTAGCTTCCAGTACTGTTTTGTAAGCCATGCTGGTAACCTGAGCCTCGATACTACCGTGTTCTGCTTGAAAGCAGGCCGGCTGTTGATCTGTCGGAACATCGCTGAACAGTTTTACCCGTCGAGAGCTTGTAAGAAACTTACGGGACGCCTCAGCATCACTCGCTCGTTGCCAGCGTACTGTCGATACTCGCTCAAACAATGCGGCGAATAATAGTTCTTCATCTATCATCTTCCCGCCCTCATGTTAGCTCGTATCCCTTGGACAACTGAGTTCTTTATTCCCCGAGATATCTCTGGGCCCATTTCTCGATAAGCATCTTTCATATAATGCTTTCCAACTATCTGCCCGCCTGGGTGGGATACCCTAGTAGCAAACACCTTCTCACCGGTCGCAGCAGCAAAAGCAAGTACCTTTCCGGTAGTCGGAAGAATAAGATGGGGAGGTATCACTGATCCTTCTTCCTGGGCTTTAGCGTAAGGAACACCCGAGCTAAATACGCGACCGTCTACTCTTACGCCATCATCTATAATCTCTACATCAATAGAGTCTAACAGTCTTCCCGTAGACTCCTTGAACTTTTCTAGGATGTTGCTTTCAACTTTATCCCTTAGGGCTTCTACCCAAGATCTTACCTTTTCTATCAAGATCTGCCTTACTACGTCGGGCATCCTATCTAGATTGTCGAGGATCCTTCTCTCCCCAATGATATCCAGGTAATATAGGTCTTCAGCCATACTACACCGGGATCACATTTCTGTAATGCTGTAAGGAGGACCGGATCGACTCGTTCATGTCTTTATCGGAAAAAGTAACAGTCTCCTGTCCTCCTAGAGTTTTGGACAGTACTCCTATCCTATCTTTACGAGCATACCACTCTCCGATCATCTCGGTCACAGCAAAACTCACGGTAGTGGGAACATAGACATAGGAGATAATTGCTTCCTTGCCTGCGTCAGAGGTGTTAAAGGTGTATAAGCCTTCTATAACGGAATATTCCCCCGAAGAAGGATCTCCCTCCACAGCAGATGCGTCAGTCCCGTCTAGGGTTACTCCTTTGTCAGATACCCATTGTCCTCCCAAAGAAGGCTGAGCTGTAACGCTGCCGTCGGTATCAACAAGGGTAAAAGATTGGGAAGACTCGAAGCCTGCTCGGTATATAACTTGACAAGGACACCGGTAGTCAAACCGATATCCGTGAAGGTCGATTGATTGAGGGGCGTTCCTCGGATCACTAATCCTATAGCCTCGACTTGGAAGACCCCCGACACCCAAGGTGGCTTCAGGGATTAACCGGCCTCCGACGCCCACGGACTCAATCGACAAGACCGGCCAGTTGCGAAGGAGCATACCGGTCTTTCCGTTACCTGAAAAGTTTTGGGTATGGTCAGCAGCTCCAAACCCCTGTCTGTCCAGGTAATTAAGAGTATGCTGAGAGGCTGCATCGATAAGACGACTAAGCGAGCTATCGCTATTATCGTTATCGATACCCAGCCAATCTTTTACTTGGCTTAGAGTGGTCAGCCTCTCAGTCATTTATTCGTCCTCTGTTACCGCTTGACGAGCAAGACGTTTAAGCTTCTTCATGCCCATTGAGGTATCAGCTTCACCGCCTCGCTCTTCGATAAAGGCAACTAGGTCTCCCTTATCTTCTATATTATCGATAGTATTCTCAGCATCTTCTTGTGTCACATGATCCACAAACCCGTGGCGGCGTAAGGTGGGAAGGTGTGTAGCACTAACTACATCGATAACCCCGTCTTCGCCAATCTCATACTCATGTCCATCGATTACTGCGGACGTAGTATTCTTCGGCGCTTTCATTTGGGTTTTAGGCTTACGGGGGGAGCCTTCTTTAGATTTCTTAGCCATTATTAAATGTCCCTTATTGCGCGGCTAAAAGAATAGGTGAGGAGCCCCGCGCAAGACCCCTCACCCATGCGACCCTTAACCGATGTTGGCGATAACGCCCATCGATGGCGGGAAGTAGTTCTGGAGAACCTCATCGGCATAGACACCGTACTCGTACTTACGAGTCCGAAGTGGCCATTCGATTTGGTAGTACTCTTGACGAGTACGGACCTGAACAACATTGCTAACTCCGCTTACGGGGTAAGGAAGTTTATTGGTCGAGAAGAAGACCATGCCTTGAGGCATATTCGGGTGAATACGGACCTTAATGACATTAGCTCCGTTCATGGAGAAGCGGTTAAGGTATGTTGCAACCATGACCCCGCCTACCATCATGCCTTGCTCCATGTTTACCACAATTCGGTAAGCACCGTTCGCATTGCCTTGAAGGATCTTCTGAGAGATAGCCAAGGCTTGATCGGAAGAAACCCAGATGGTATCAGGCGTCAAGCGGTAGTTATCCCAGAAGCTCTTAAGAGCAGAGTCGATCTCAACAATGCCGCCTGCGCCATCCGTAGTAAGCGTTGCGCCATCCAAAGACTCGTAGTAAGCATTAGACCCTGCCTTCATAGCTTGGGTAAGTAAGCCGTCAAAGACAAGGTTGTTGGTTGAGTTATCAGATGCAGGCAAAGAAGCAAGCGTCTGGGTCCCGGCAGCAACATCGGCGATAGTAACAGCATTTACTGTGGTGATTGCACCCAGAACACCGTTAGTCGTACTATCACCCCAGAACCAAGCGTATGCTACAGCGCCTCGGACAGCATCCACAGTAGCGGATATTGAGTTGGTGGTTCCCGCAGCAATAGTTGCAGTTGCTTGAGCTGATACTTCAGCAGAGCCACCTCCGAAAGTGTCCGTCGATGCGTCAGCGTTTGTCCGAGTAATAGAAGTCGGGATACCGCCTACTACAGAAGCATTAACATAACCCTCAAGAGTAAGAGCTACACAGTTAACGTATTGAGTAGCAGACAGCGCACCGCCTGTTGCTGAGACGGAAGCAGAAGGTGTAGGAGTTGTCCCCAAAGGAACAGTACCATTACCGCCTAGAAGAAGAAGCTCTTCACCGAGCATCAAAGCTTCAAGGCCGACCTTTGCTGCGAGAGCACGGATGTCCTCAAAGCCTTGGCCTGCATACTGAGCTTCAAAGTCTACATTGTCTTCAATGCCGATGCCTTTGTAGGCTGCAGCATAGTCAGCAACGCTGACAGCCATTACAGCGCCGCGGTTACCGCCCGATACGCCGATACGGATACCCGAGGTATTAATTCCCGTAACCGCTTTCCAGTTAGCCTGGATGCCGCCTTTGCCGGTAACACGCGGGATCTCGTTACGGAGAGGCGTCAGTACCGGGTAGAGGAATTTAGCACCAGCTTCAAGGTCATAAAAAGTAAGACCCGTGGTGGCTGATCCTGATTGAGCGAAAGTTGACTTGGCAAGAGCTTCAGGTAGATCAGGATTATTGATCGTAGGTGAAGAAGCCAAAGCTTTCATTAGGGCGTCGAGCGATGCGCCCGCAACGAGGCCCTGTTCCTGTTGGATAGGTGTATTTTCAGTACTCATGATATAAATCTCCGTTGGTTAGTACTGGTTAAAGTTTAGCGAAATCTTACCGTCCCCGGCAAGTGCAGTGATAGGCTCCCGTCCCCGGTTACCTCGTTGCCTCTATTTATTCAGGTGGAGTTGTTGTCCTCCTGAACTCTGTGCTGCCTTGATAAGCTCAATAGCAAGAGCATCGGGGCCCTTGTTCTTAATCATGTCATGAAGCACAGCGATCTTTTCTTCCTCGGTCTCAGCAGCTTTCCCTAGGAAATTGCCGTCTCCTCCGTGAGGAATAATGTTCCGGGGAGCACGAGGCAGAGGAGTGTCCTCAATACCATCAACTCGTTTAGTTAGCTCCTCCACAGCAGTTACAGCGTCTTCGGCTATCTTCTTAAGATCGGTATTCTCCGACTCGAGAGCATCAAACCGTTTCTGCATGGTAGGGTTAAGTTCTTCACCTTCTTCAGAAGTGTCTTCTTCTTGTTCAATACCGAAGGCCTTAGCTAGCTCTTCCCGTCGCTCCCGGCTGGGATCTCGACGATCTTGAAGAACCGAACAGACATCCTTGGCTAATTGGTCTTCAGAATTGTCCTTAGCCGCAGCATAGTAATAGTCATAGACTTCTACGCAGACGTCATCATCAATTCCCGCTACAAGGTCAGTCAACTGCTGGTCCACATAGTCTCGGAAACAATCGGTCAAGGAAACAAGGGCAGACTTCATATCTTCGGAGATTTGCTGTTCGCTTTCCTCTCCCTCTACAGCTCCTTCCTTAGCAATCTTTCGGATGATAGATCCTAAGTCCCACATAAGGTTAGCGAAGCGAGATACAGTATACATCCCTTTCTCCAACTTCGGAGACCCGTCAATAAAAGGTGTTTCCAAGGCTTGGTAAACCTTACCCATTCGATCCCAGTCTTCCATAAGACCCGTGTCTTCGGGATCATCACTAAGGGCTTTATCTAACCGAGACTTTAGCTTATCAGACTCAGTAGGCTCAGCTTTCTGTAACTCCTCTTCATGCTGCTCAGCATCCGCTTTCTTGTCAAAAGCTTTACCGTCACTGGTAGTCCATTTCTGTTTGACACCGGCAGGGGTTACCTTATCGGTCTTTTCTACCTTGTCCTCTTCCTCAGAAGCCTCCTCGTCGGCAATAACCTCTGCAGACTTATCGTCGGCTTTACTAAGTTCTTCACTTGCAGCACTGACATGATCCATCCAAGTGGACCCGTCATCTGCAGCCTTAGCCATCTCCTCAGCTTTTGCTGCTACTTCCTCGTTAGAGGGAACTGAAGTAGAAGGAGTATCTTCAGCCTTCTTAACTTCCTCGGCAGAAGTTTCTTCCTTAATCTCCTCAGCTTTATCATCGGCCGTATCCGCCTTAGCAAAGTCAGGCCATGCTTCATCATCATTCTCTACCTGGAATGAAACGTCCTCTTGAGCGCCATCTGCTTTCATCATAGCAAAGGTGGCTGATGGAACACAGGGGTTATCAACCAAGCTTACCTCATTAGGCTGGGCAGTGAATTTCTTAACCTTTTCTTTGGTATCGGGATCAGTGTCTGTCCAGCGCTTGGCATAGGACCCGCCTACTGAGAAGCCAGTGTAACAACCCTCTGTCACCTTGTCCCACTCAGCATCATCAACTACTTTACTACAGACATCAATAGCTTTCTCGTCATCATTAAAATCAATATCGGTCAACTTGCCAGCAACAGTAAGACCGTGCATTACTCGGACATTACCTTTTGATAGGCCGCCGGAAGCATCGGAGATCTCGCCGGACCATTTCTCAAATAAGGGCTTAGAAGAGTCATAATCCATGACTTCGCCAGATTTGTCGAGGACTTCTTGAGTAATCCGGCCATAAACAAGGCGTTGCTCTTCATCCACTTTAGTAAGGGGGATGAAAACCCTTGCTTTCTTCTTAGTCATAATCTACACTCCTGTTTCATTTCTACGTCAGCTAAAGCCATTGCAATAATTCGATTGTTCCGCTTTCGGATCTCCTCAGAAGACCTTCTACGGCTTATCGTAATACTACCTGTGCCGCCCAGGTTAATCACGTTATATATCTTTGTGGTATAAGAGGAATTAAACTCGGTGGCCCCTGTGGTACTAGTGGGCTTTATCGAAACAATGCCGACAGTATGCAACTTCTCGATTACCGGGGCTTCCGGTACTTTAACCTCCACTGGTATTAATTCTGCGGGCTCCGGGTTACCGAAGCTATGAGAGGAGGATATCGACCGGGGCTCAGCGGTAAAGTGAAAGGATGGTGCGGGCACTTGGGGGTGTACCATCATCTCTAATACCGGAGTGATGGTTACCATATCGTAAATAAAGGAAGGAGTACCCACAGAGCTGGTGGATACTACGGAGTCTATAGCTACTCCTCCTCGGGAGAGGTGTCCTATGGAGGCTATCCCTAGAGTCTCATACGGGATAAATCCTAGAGTGGTTATCGAGATGGGTTTCTGGGTCATTGTCTTGTAGCCGTAGAGGTATTAGTACCGTCGCCTGTAACAGCAATATCAATAGAAGGCCCTGCGGTGATTTGATCCACAGTTGATACTAGGGGTGCGGCGGGATCGAGACCGAGTCGTTTGTATATCTCTTCTAGCTGTAGCTTCTGTTCAACACTTAGATTAGACTCCCCTGCTACGTTAGTAGTGGATACACCAACCGAGTTCTTTATCTCAACGTCGGGGATATTTACATTACCATTAATAAAGACCACATTATATAGGCCTTCCTCGAATTGAACTGTATAGCCGTTTACTACGTTAACTATTCGAGGGGTTCCTAAAGTGGGAGAGGTGTTAGAGTAACAGAGCCCTCCCTCTTGAGCAGAGAAAGCAATACCTTCTTCTCCGCCGGCCAACTCTCGGAGAAGTATCCACCAATCGGAAACGTCTAGGGTATACTTCACCCCCTCAACCAGAGTTAAGTCTGATTGAGGGACTGTAATAACCCGGGTTGGCCAGTCGCAAGAAAGAGGCATGTTTTAGGCATCCGCGGTTTGAACAGCATTAACACTAAAGCCAGTGCTGGTGAAGTTACCGGATAGCGGGAACGGAACAATAGGAGTGGATCCTACAGAGCCATCATCCGTTACCAACCCTACCATACGGATGGGAGAGCTAAAGGGCATGATGTTAGACAAGAATGTTGCACCGGAGGGAACACCATCCAAGAAAGTTACATAGACATCAGCATCTTCGGCATAATCCGTAGACAGGGTTCCGGACAAGGTGAATACACCTCCCGAGAAAGAAGTATAGGCGTAAACATCTTCCGACACCCCGTTAGAGATACGAACAGTACCTGAGGGAGGAGCATCAGAGATATTAGTCTTCACAGTAAGAGTACTATCCCCGTTGTCATTCCCGGCGGCTGCTGCATATTCGGACTTAAGGATGTTACCGGATGTCCCGTCTTCTCGGCCGAGGATAACTCGACTCTCTCCGTCAACCAAGGTTCCAACAAAGATCGTTTGGTTATTCAACGGGGTTTGACCCGAGTTATCCAAATCGATTACAGAGTCAGCTGCTACCAAGTCAGCTACAATAAAGCCTACACCATAAGCACCTTGCCAAGCACCAGTAAAGTTACCGGCAATACTCTCCACCCCAAGAGATCGAGAAACGGGAGTACCGGCAATATCAGCAGTTGTTCCGCCCTGAGTAATACTATCATTATCAGAGGGAGGTAGGCCGGTTAACATCTGGATATAAAGCTTCCCTGTTGTTCCATCATCATCGAGAGCTAAGACTTGGGCAGTAGCACCGTTACCGAAGGTCACAGATGAGGCTTCGGAGAAGGGACCTGAGGCCTCGTTGTCATAGGAGACCTCATATTCGACGCCACGAAGTTGGTCGCCGGGGAGGCCGTAAAGAGTTTCGCTAGTACCTTCCCGAGTTGCCCACTTAATATATTCGTAGACATCATTGGGAGTATTTGCCCCTTTATTCCATCGAGAGTAGAAAGGCACAGGGCCGGAGCCGTTACCTAGGTCGATCTCTTGGAAACCCTCGGTGTTGGTAATATCTACAATGGCTGCAATAGTGCCGATAGCAGTTTGGTTAAAAGTATCAAGGTTAATAGTACCCAAACCGGCAACAGAAGCGTTGGCGCCCAACACCGTCGATGCAGACCGATACTGATAAGAGTAAGCTCGACTCTCAACGCGGACACGACCGCCGTCGATATCAGCACCTCCTGTTCTGGACAATACCAATAGCCGAACTGCATACCCTAGGGCAGCATCGGGACTTTCTTCTACACCCCAATAGGTGGTTAAGTAAGCACCGTTCTGATAAACCCGAGGAGGGGTAGGGAAGGACCCCGCGATATCTAGGCCGGAGTAACGCTCATCTCCTGAAGCCTGGATAACAGAACCTCCATACATACCTTCTGCAGTTGCTGCATCGATATTCATAGGAGAGTTTAAGGTAATATCCGTATCCGAAGCTCTTCGTGAAGGAACAAAGAGATCGGTAATATCTCCCAGGTCATCTCCGCTGGCCGTAGCCTGTGCTGTTAGGGTCATTAACCCCCGGTGCATATCGATTACTGGATACCGGGTGGTGCCCGATACTCTACGGATATTACCCGTAGTAAAATCAACTGAGTGGTCATCAAGCCATGCCATTTTATTCGTCTCCTGTTAGTGATATAGATAAGTCAAGACCAGTTCCCTTTGTAATAGTCCCGGAGATTGGCCGCGGTTGATGTAGGGTTGGCGTAGTTGCTTCCGCTACCAATCCTACGTAAGGCTGATTACTAACTAGTGAATACGAAGAGTTTATCTCGCCATCAACATCAGTTAGTTGCCTATCTAGTATAACTGTTCCCGGGGCCAGGTCTCCTCCTGCTGCAGCTACTATATGAACACGGGCACCCGGAAGGGGCGAAGAGGTAACCTCAGAATTTACTACCACTCGGAGGGGGGTTTGATCGATAGGATACAGGTTATCCTTTTGCGCCTGGATACTAGTATCAGTGTAGATAACAAAGGCTTGAAGATTAGTCCTTGATGCCAGCCCTGTAATCCTATACTTTAGTTTGATCCCGCTAACCATATCAGTTATGGAAGTTCGGTTAGCATTAACTCGAAGATCAAGCCAGGTACCGTTATAGCCACTGCCCGTATCATATTGGAACTCTATGTCCACTACAGTAGTCCACAGGTCCGTGCCGTCAGCAACACTAGAGGTAGCTCTAGCGAAGGTTGGGAGTGTATCCCTAAAGGAGATGTGGCCTTTAGCAAAGTAAGGCATCTCTATAATAAACTGGTCTCCCGCTTCTACATCAACATCCCCGTCCTTAGTAAACTTGGGATTGCCCGATACTATCTCAATGGGCCTCTCCGTAGATCCAGGACACATTGAACAGGCCAAGTATCCTCGAGTATCAGACTCAAAGATATCATTACAGTTGGATCCGGCTGTACCGGGAAGATCAGTTTCTACCCCTGTGGTAGTCCCTAAGTTACCCGATCCTCCGTGAAGTCCCCTATAGGAAGTATTAATTCCGTCTGGTTCAATCTCGCCGTTATACTCTCCCGAGCAGTTAAGAACTGTAACATTCTTACTAGTTCCGCTAGCTACGAAGATAAACTCATTAGGAGTTCCTCTGTCTTGAAAGCATCTAGCAAAGGTTATATCAGAGCAGAGCCCTCCTATGCTTGCAAACTCCTCGCCTTGAGATCCTCCTAAAGCCTCATTGTCGAACTTGTCTTCAAGGAAGTGAAAACCAAAGACATCAATCCGAGAGCTATCGATAACCAGACATTTAGTATCGTCAGGAGCAGACCCTTGAAGTATCTCCCAGCCTATTACTTTATCGTCAGCGGAGTTGGATACAAAGTAAACCTGGTCGTTATTTCCCACAGATCCGTCGAGATTTCTTTGGGTCTTTAATAATCGGCAAGTGCCTTGGAAAGAGGTTGTAAAGATCAACTGTGTTCCTATTACTACAAGATCTTCAATGGTATAACCATCTACCCGAACAAACTCCATCTCATTAGCGGGGCCGTTTCCTATAGCTATACATCGTTCAAAATTAAGACCGATACTAGTCTGGCCGCCCATATTAGTAGTCTCTGCGGTATCGTTCATCGCAACGGATAAACAGTCCCTTACGTCTGATCCTGCAACCAAGTCAACCACAGCGGGCAAGGATCGGGAAGCTGATCGGGTGTCATCATTAATACTAGGGACAAAGATGCAGTGGTCATAAGTAGTTCGCTGTAGAGCAGCATAGACTCCAAAGCCATGATTGGCTGAGCAATAGCTTGCCTGGAAATTATTCCCTAGGTTATCCTCAAATTGGGCTGAGCCTAGGGATACTCCTGCAAGGTAACAATCTCCCCCATTAACAGTCTCAAGCTCATACCTGTTTGCTGCAGTCGCATTCCAGGAAGTATCATTGGTAGTAACAAGAGTGGTAGTACTGCTGCAGAAGTGAACCATGGGAACTCGAATACGTGCTCCGGAGGGGGGAATAAATCCAGCAGTCCCATTACCAAAAGTTAGCGTATTAGACTCGTATGGCTGAGAAAATGCAAATCCCGCTATACCTGATCCCATCTGAGACAGGTAGTCAGTTGAATTCTGGTAGACATTAGCAAACTCGGTAAACACCCCCGTCTCCATAACATCAGCAGCTGTAGCCAAAGCATTCCAGGATTTTTGGTAATCGGGACCCTCGTTCTGCTGGATGGAGTGTATCTCGATAGCATCATTATTAGCTATACTTCCCGTTAGAAAAGTTACGACAAGATACCCAGTAGTTCCATCTCCCGAGACTTCTTCAATTCGACCATGGACGTCATTATCACTTACCTTAAATACCCAATCACCCACCTTAGGAGCTATACCGGACCCCGTATCATAGTTAATACGTCTTCCTGTTTCTACCCAAACTCCCGAGAATACGTCTTGATCCACTATAGCCGTAGTAAAGTAGGTGGAACAGTCAAAAGTCTGACTTGCTGTGCCGTTACTAGTTGTAGGAAACTCCCACCACCCCAAAGTCGACCTTAAGATGCCTGCTCCGTTTACATTTATCTCCTCAGTATCTTCTCCCACAAACACAATGGGGTTGATCGCGTTAGCTCCGTCTAAAAGAAACTCGCCGTCATTAATAGTAACCTGTCCTATTAACTTATCCGGAGAAGAGTCGCAGGTTACTACTGCGCCCGAGTTAATGGTAATATTCTGGCCATCATTAAGACCCGCTGTTACTGCGGTCATATTGGTATCAGAGGTAACAGTCTGGTTTGCCATCTAACTAAATCCTAAATATCTTATCTTCGCCGTCATCCCATGCTACAGTAAGGGAAGTTACCCCCGCGGGAATAGGCATACCGGCACCCTCGTCCAGATAAGCAATCAGAAGACTATCCTCCTCAATATCTTCATGAGCATAGATAACCATAGCCTCAATCGTGGGAGCATCCGAGAGATTAATAAATACAGGATCAGCCGCATCGAAGACACCACCATCAATCGTCTTGCTAGTCAGACTAACAGCATCAACCCTAGCAGCCACAGGGATATCAGACAGGTAGGTGTCGGAGTCCAGATCTACTTCGTAGTTATCTACATCTATTAACATAGCTTTAATGTTGTCAGAGGACATATCGACCTCTGCTCCTAAGAAAGCCTGTTTTGCTGATTGATATAAAGAGTTAGCCATTACTAGTCTTCTTCTTTGGTGACGCCTGAGATCTGTCCTTCTTCATCATACTCGAAAGTAGTCTTGGAGACCTTTGGCTTATCTTGGTTAATCACGGTAACTTCTACAGGCCTATCAGCTATACCTTTAACAGAATTCTGAATAGCCTCTAGTCCCTTCTTCATCTCGTTTCCCACTATCTCTACATCAGAGGGACCTTCAGGTTCCTTTTCCGGGCGAGGCTCATTAAAAGCCTTAGATAGGTATTCAGAAAGAAGTTCTGCATCCCCTGTTGAAGCTAATTCTTGAACTGTTACAAGAGCTTTATTTGCCTCATTATCCTCTTCCTCGGGGACCTCATCCCGGGGCGGTTCTTCGTTAGGGTCATCTTCCCCAGAGCCTCCCTGAGCTTCCGGGGTAAGAACCAGAGGGGCCAAACCATTAGAAGTCATAAACATAGGTTCATCATATATCGGGTTATCGTAGGGCTCACGACCCGCCTCAATACGAGCCTCGTTCATAGTGATTTGACCATCGCGGAAATACCCGGAAGTTATCTCTTGCCGTTTCTTGGGATCAAGCTCATCATCACCCCTCCAAACAAACTCGAGGTCAGCACAATCGAAGTCTTCTGATAAGACGTCATCTACGAGAGCCTTTACCCAGTTCTGAATAGGAGCAAGTCCGGTAGCAGACGCTTCCTGAGAAGCATTATCAGCAGTTGCCCGGTTCATCATTTGCAAGAAAGGCTGAGGCGATATACTAAACGCAAAACAGGCTACTCTTGCTAACCACTCTTCCGCCTTACCAAACAGCTCTGTTTCTTGGGTGGGTATATAGGTTTTCCCTACTGCCGAAGGAACAAACCGTGACTTACTTCTTTCAGCAAGGTTACCAGCTAAGGTATTATCAAACCATTCTTGAAAGGTTCTTATCTGGTCAGGTGTCCAGGTCTCGGGAACACCAATCAGAGAGGAGGGCATATTACCCTCAGTAAAAAAGTTAAGTTGGAAGACTTGTCTACGAAGACCTATATTAATGGTCATCATTAGCTGCTCCACAGGTGAGTAGCCGTAGATCTTGTGTATCCGTAAATTCCGGGGTCGATAGAATATCTCAGAAGCCCGGTAGTTAACCGCAGGCAATCCTTTTAAGACTTGCTGATAAGAGGTATCATTAGGATCCTCGGGAGTACGCCCGTAGTCGTCCAAGACTCTCCGAACAGTAGAACCATCAATCTGATCAAGAGCTATTAATTTACCCCCCCGAGTTTTTCTCCTATGAAGGGTCACGGCGTCAATGACAAACAAGTCTTCTAGGATCATCCTAAGCCAAGCATTCCAATTATGCTCACCATCGGGTTTTAAGAAAAAGGAAGTAAGAGCTTTTATCTTATTCCGCTTTTGGGGACTGAGCTTCTCCGTACTATCGCGGGGTTGAATAACCCAGCTTAGCCTCTCCATGGCATCTTTTCTTGTTTCGATGATTAACCGGAGTAGATCATAGCCGTCAGCAAACGACCTTAGAGTACCGAAACCGATAGCTTTCTGGGGCCTGCCTGAACTAAGCATATTGACATTAGAGGGAAAGTCAAAAGCTCGGCCCTTAACTTCTTCCGGTGCCTGTGGTGCTAGGGGCTGTCCTGGGCCGAACCAGTCAGCTCCTTGACCCGAGCTGCCAGGATTTGCATTTCCCGAGAGGCTATAAGAAACGCTGAGGGCAGTTTCTTTACCACCGCCTCGGATTGCTCGATTACTAGGCATCAGGGTTCACTTCCTCTTTTTGGTTACTGTCGAAAAACCTACGAAAACCGGCTTCCTCGAGCGGCCTAACGTCTCCCTCTTTAACATGAAATAATCCATCATTATCGATAAGATACTTATCACCCTCGACACCGTATGCTGTATTTATACCTTCAGGAGGTTGAAGAGAAACGATAGCCGAGGGTAACTGGGGTGTGTTACCCGATAGTCGATCAGCAACTGCTTTTGACTCTTGACGATAGTAGTCCATTAGTCCTTCATGAGATACAGAGCCGATCATTAATTCGGTAATAGCCCATACCAAGGCATCCATCCTATCTGGAGAGTAGCCCATATTACCGTCAGGAGTAAACTCGCACATCTGGTCCTCTAGCTCTGGGAATGATCCTACATGGTGTATCTTTTTCTGTTCGTATAACTGTGACACCGGCTCTGCTCTTACGTACTTTCCTCGAGTAGCATGTACTGCTTTCATAGGAACAAAATCAGCATCTCTCCTAGAGTCATCCTTCAAGCTCTTAGCAGCTCCCCGAATAACAGCTGCAACCATCTCGCCGCCTTGGTTAGCCTCATAGACAATGTTGTCGGCATCCCAATCGTCATAGGCTGACACCGCAGCCCTTCCCCACTCCTCAGGGGA